GATCTTCGTCGGGCTCGGTGGTGTAGTAGAAATCGCGGCGAAGCGACTGTCCCTGCACCTTACCAAATTCCGCGAGAGCATCCTCGTCCACCTCGACAGGCGCCTGCACGACCATCTCGAAGCGGATGCGGTCGAAGAGGGTCTGCTTCTGCGAGCGGTGCTCCTCGACCTCAGGATGCTTTTTCCCGAGCACGAGGTAGCGGCCCATCGGAAGCAGCGGCGGCTGTTTGATTTCCTCGCCCTTACGGTCGAGCATGTCAGAAAAACGGGGCATTCTTAGTCTCCTTGGTTATGCGCATGGTGCGCGGGGTTAAAGGTTGTGAAGGCGGGCGATCTGGGATGATATGTCAGCTTGAATATTCTCAAGACGCTGGAGCTCATCATGAATGATGTCGATCAAGGCATGGGGCGGGTTTACCCCATTCACCTCTGGTTGTGCCTGTGGCGTCGGCCCAAAAATTTGGTCAGCTAAGCTAGAAAGGCCCATAAGGTGCTCTTTCGCTCGGTCACGGGCGATAACTATTTTATTGATGATAGTTTCGAGAGCTCGCTGGTCCTTGGAGATAGGCATTGGACTTAGATCTGCATATCCCATTTCATACTCCTTTCAGCTTCTTGAAGATTTCCGCGAGGCCCGTTTCGAGCGGATACTCAGCCTCGATTTTCATTGGTGCCGGGTTTTTCAAATCCAGCATTGCGGTAGGCATGGTCTTGATCCGGCGCCGGACTCCCTTGCCGAAACCGGAAGTTTCTGCGAGAAGCATGGTGTTGAAATATCGCGGGAGTTTTGGGCCGAGGGCCTTGCCGATGGAAGAGGCATAGCCTTTTGTCGCGCCACCCTCGCTTTCCACAAGGTCGATGTGAGTGCAGACGATGACGTTGGTGCGGAAGATTTCCGAGGTGATAGTCGCAATCACATTGTCAATTACGTCTTGCGCTCCTTTATACCACTGGCGGGGATCGCGAGAGGTAGGGTTCTGTGCAACAGCCCATTCAAACGCAGCTTTGCCGAGGGCGGTGAGGGAGTCGATCACGAGGATTTTTCCCGGCCCCCACTCCTCGGGCTTCGACCCGTCAGACCATTTATCAAGGAGATTGATGGCGGAGACAAAGGCCCGAGGAACTCCGGAGACTTTCGGCCCGGCGGGAGTGGCTTTATATTTGTCCCGGAGGGTCTCGAACTCGACGGAGGCGAGGCGGTTTGGGCACTCAACTCTGGCGTGGTTTACGAGCGCATCGAGCCCGTTGTCCATGTCGATGATGCGGAGATCGTAGGAGGGCATTAAGGAGACGAGGGAGCCCGTCTTGCCGGAGCCGGAGACTCCAACGTAAAGAAGTTTCACGAACTCCCCGGACTGGTGCTGGTCGAGGGTGGTCATGGTTATCTCCTCTCGATCGGGTCCCAGACTTTCGGCTGAAACTCCTGCTTGATGATTGCCGGGCGAACGGAGGGGCTCGCGGTGCAGATCGACTTGAACGGGCAGCCGCCGTAGTTGCCGCAGGCTGTAAGGTTCATCGGGAAGGTGCGGAGGGAAGTGTAGCTGCGGGTGCGGTGGATGAGCTCTAGCGCGGTCTCGAGCCACTCGTCGAGCTCCTCTTGGGTGCGGAGAGTAAAGCCGCGCTCGAAGCGGGTGAAGCCGACTGCGATTTGCGCGCCGTCAATGAGGACACCTTTGACCGGAGAGTCGAGGATGACTTGGCCCGCAAGGGTGTAGAGGGACATCTGGTTGTCTGGCTTGAAATTGTCAAAGAAGTAGGGACCAATGGTGTTGCCAGTGGTTTTCTGGTCCATTACGAATTTCTGCCCGCCGTAGGTCACAACGCGGTCGAGGTGGCCGCAGAGCATAATGTCGTCAGAGACCTCGAAGGAGAAGGAGAGCTCGACCGCCGGAGCGCCGTTGGAGAGGTGGTAGGTTTGGATGCCGGCGGAGGACTCGTCTCCGAATTGATCCACATACCAGACGATGGAACGGATCAGGCCAAAGCGGTTTTTCGCGTTGTGGGCGAATTGCTCGGGGCCAAGGGATTTCCCTTCCTCGTCGTAGGTCCAGGTTTCCAGCATTGCCTCCTTCACAACCTTGAAGAGGGCGTCCTCGATGGAGTCGCCGGAGGCGCGGTATTTGTAGAAGTGCTCAAGGGCAGTGGCATAGAGCCCGCCGAAACGGAGGTGAGGGGAAATGAGTTTCGGAGCGATCCCCTCGATCATGGAGTAGTAGTATTTCCGCGGGCAGGTCATCGCGGCGGTAATGGAGGTAGCGTCCCATGCCCACTGCAGCCCGTCTTTGAAGGATTTGTTCATAGCTTCACATCCAGATCGAGCCTAGTGAGGGCTTTCTGCGTTCCCGTCAGCTTGCCGGCGGTTTGATCGCCGAGGAGAAATTTCGGCCGGGCTTCGCGCAGCTGCCGAATGATCTCTTTAAATTCCTCATCGGTTTGCTTCCGTGGATCGCGGGCGAATAGTTCGGCAAGGCTCACGCTCATTCGAGATCTCCCTTGATCTTGGATAGCTCCTCCGCAGAGGCGTTCTGCTGGAGCGAGTCCACAAGTTTGCTTACCAGTTTGCGGATGACGATTGAAGGAGGCACTCCGCGAGCGTGGAATGCTCCCTCAAGAAATTCAAAATCACCCTTCCTCAGATGAAGAGTATGTTTCTGTAGGTTCTCGTTTGCCATCGGGCCCTCTCACGATCCAAAGATGGTTTTCAGGATTGGTCCTGCTTGCTACGATGGAAAGAGCGAGCAGGGCCGGATCGTCCCCCCGAACTTGGTATAGTTTCTGCCGGAGGAGTTGCGGGTTTGAGGTCTCCACGATTACGCCCAGATCGGAGTTGAGCGCAGCGTAGAGAAGCTCGATTACCGGCAGCCTACCGCGGCTCGACATTGCAGACCACGTGAACGGTGTTTTTGAAGGGCACTACTCGATCTACGCGGGCGAGGTAGGTTGCCCCCTCGTCCATGTGACCGCTGATCCAGGCAGCCTGCCCGCGCTCGATGTAGCCGAGGTGCGTGCCGTCGTTCGTCAGCACTTTGATTGCGTTCTGGTCATACTGGTTCTCTGGCTCGCGCTCAAGGGAGAGCTCCTCGCCGCCTTGGAGGGCCGAGGCATACTCAACCATTTCGGCGCCGCGAAAGTGCATTCCGACGATACGGACTTCAGGAAAGGAAGGGTGTTTCATTTGGTGCTCCTGTGCTTGGTCTTAGGCAATTGTCCGGGGGCAACTGGCTAAGAGCAAGATGGACCTTGACGGCTAAGGGAGTGAAACCGTCAAGGTCCGAAGAGGGAGGAGACGACTGGTTGGGGGGACTGTGGACTTCCCCTCCCTCAACTCTTAGAGGGCGACCTCGAGGGCCTCGGCGCCCTTCTGCGCGTTCGCGAGGTTTTTCTTGGCGACGGCCTGGATCGCGTCGGTCGCGGCGATCTCGGCAATCTTGCCCTTGACGAACTCCTCGCCTTTCTCGTCCGTGTAGGCTTTCATGGACGAGTTCTGCGCCTTCAGCTTTCCGACCAGCCACTGTTTCGCAACACGGTTGGCCTCGCGTTCGAGCGGAGTCATCGAGGAGCGGCTGGTCCCCGTCGAGCCCATCGTGAAGGCGTAGGTCGCGTCATATTCGGCCAACTCCGCGAGCACCTGGTCGAGCGGCTTGGCCCCTTCTGCGCCTTCCTGCGCGGCTTTGATCGCCTTGCGGAAGTTGTTACCGATGTTCTCGCAGCGGGTCTGGTTGAGGCTCTTGGCCTCGGCCTCCGTCAGAACATGGCCAGCAGCGTAGGGCGTCGAGATTTCGACATCAACGCCAAGGATGGAGATGGTTTTGGACATTTTGGCTCCTTTCAAGAGCGGCTAGGGAAGGGGCATATTTCGGCCCGCGGGAAAATGATACGCCGAAACCGTGGGCAATGTCAATGGGGTTTTTCAGTTTTGATATGGGCGGTCCCCCCGATGTATGATATGGCTTTCCTGGGCTTGTTTGTCTCCCTGACTCTCGCAAGGAACCGAGCAACGTCGTTTGAGAGCTGCGCAGCCTCATTCATTTCGCGGGCGGTGAGCTCTCCATGTCCAGCGGCAAGATTCTCGAGCCTGCGGACTATCCCCGCGAGCTGGTAGATGGACCAGTTACGCATGGCTGCTTTGCGCTTCTTCATGAGCTTCAAATCCTTCGCTGGTGATGTAGGTGAGGTTGAGTTTCGCGCGGGTCTCCATGACATAAAGCACGTTGTTGTCCTGACCGTGCTTTATGTCGATGAGATGTTTGTCGAGAATGAACACGTTCTCGAACTCAAGGCCCTTGCTGCCGTGGCCGGTCATGAGGTAGATGCGACCAGATTGCTCGCCGAGAGCCTTGGCATAGGCGATGGCTTGGCCGAGGGTTTCAGTCTCGTCAAGGAAGATGCGGATGCAGTCGCGGCGATCTTGAAGCAGTCTGCTGTCCCGCTGACGGAGCTTCTCTGTAGCATACCACGCGTCGAGGGCTCGAACGGCCTCCTCTCGCGAAAGGTGCTCCTTCCCTAGCTTTTTCATCACCGCGACGAGGCCCTTGAGCACGTCGCGCCCACGAAGCTCGGGATAGCGGCCGACGCGAAGGAGCCGGATGGCGAGGGAGAAGAGCGGCGCGTTGTTGCGGCAGATGATCGCAGCGCCATCGGGAATGTCAGCCGGGTTCCACGTGGTTAGAGTGGAGACGGAACCTTGCTGCGCCCACTCCGGGGAGTTCATGTCCGGCGCCCTCCATCGGGCATTTTCGCAGACCGCTCGGCTGCAGCGGAAGGAGGTGGTGAGGAAGAGCTCTCGCATGGAGAAGAGGTCTTTGAGGCTTTGCATGGAGGTCTCATCTGCGCCCCGGAAGCCGTAGATGGCCTGACATGGATCGCCGACAGAGATCAGCTTTGTTCTGGCCGTCTTTAGTTTCCTAAGCATGACGTGGTTGATGCGAGAGAAGTCTTGGCTCTCGTCGGTCAGGATCACATCGTAGTGATCGAAGGAGACTCCGGCGACAGCAGGGGCGAGGATCATATCATCGAAGTCGAGGATGCCCTCACAAGTCTGCTTCCAACTCCGCTTAAGCACCTCGTCGATAACTTCGCGCTCGAGTTCCTCTGCGTTGTAATCGAGAAAGGTCGCGTAGAAATCTTCAGCGGAGACAAGGGGCCGGTAGGCTTGGGGCAGCGGTTTGGGAATGTAGCCCGCAGTCTTGGCCATCGAGATTGCCTTGCGGATTTCTCCAAACTTCTCCCAGATGAAGTCGGCCTCCTTCTTCTCCAGCTTTGTTGAGACCTCAGTAACAAGATTGTAGATTTTGTCCTTGTCTACCTTGATCGGGCGGCGGATGAAACTGCGCCAAGCGTTCATTCCGCAGCCGTGCATGGTCATGGCGCGGAAGTTGGCAGGGAGGCGCGTTTTCGCCTCCATCTGAATCATCTTGTTGAAGGCGAGGAAAAGGCCCTTGGTGTTCGCAGGATAGCGGTTTGCAAGCTCCACGATGGAGGTTGTTTTCGCTGCGCCTGCGCGGGCGGTGATTAGGAGGTCTTGGGGATCGTTAAGGCCCGCCTCAAAGATGGCGAGTTGTTCAGCAGTCCATTGCATCGACTTCTACTCCTTAGTTGACGCGGGTTAGACAGGATACGTCCCAGAAACAGCCTGAGGCGCAATCCCAAGGGTAATACCAAGTTAAAGTTTGCTCGGCCAATCTACACTCCCATTGGTAAGGAGTAATGAGAATGCCTTTGTAGTCTTTGGCGACGTTCCACCAGCGGATGGGGTAGTCAACATGCCTCCCCCATCTGTAAGGATAGTTATAGTGTGCTGCAAACTCTCGGAGCTCGCTTGGCGTTTTGAGGTGGAGGACGTTAGTCATGTCCACCTCAAACTCGGTGCGAGTTGTAAGGCGATCCCGTCGAAAATTGTTTTCTTCGCACCAGGTGCTCCAAGACATTTCTGCGGACTCGTCTGAGAGCCAAAAGCCGTTGGGTTTGGCATACTCACTGGTGTGAGCATATTCCTGCTTTCGGTTCTCTAGAACTGGAAGAGCCGCAGCGCTCCAGTGGGTTAGTCGCATCATTCTACTCCTTTGGGTGCGAGTTAGTGAGTATAGCTCGTGCCTTCTTCGTTGAACCCCTGAAGAAATGTTTTTATGAGTTCCAGTGCAGCAGTCTTGTCATCGTTATCCCAAGAACCGCCGTAGATGCCGATGATATTGCAGATGAAGTGAATGACTTCCCCGTTGGTCAGCTTCTTGGGGAATTTCTCGGCGTATTCGTAGCAAAATTCACATGCCTTGCACATAGTCTTTCTCCCTTGCGAATTTGTTGGCGAGTGCGGTTTGTTGAGCCATCTCGTCGAAGAACTCTGCGAGCTCCTCGTCGGTGAAGTCCCGCAGATAGCTCATGGCAATGAGGACGACGAGGCTTTGGACTTCCCCGCCGGAGAGGACGGGCGGAAACCGCCCCTCCCTGTTCAATTGGATGTAGAGCTCTCGGCCGCGATCGGACATGGGTGTCTCCTATAGCTCAATGTCAAGAGAAAGCTCCTCGAGGGGAGCCGCTTGCGGGGCAACGTTGCGACGAGTTGGAAGAGGAAGCTCGCCGCGGAGGAACTGGATAAGATCGGAGGGTGAGAACTCTCCGATAAACTCACGGTTGGCTGAGAAGCCGAAGCCTACAAGGAAATTTCCCTCGTAGGGTAGGATGACAAGCGGCGGGACCGCATAGCACCTCGCGCCGAAAACCTCATAGTGCGAGGATGAGGGCGAAGAGGGCGAGGAGGATGGAGGTTGCAAGGAGGACTCCAAGGATCGAGAAAAGCCAGTTCATTCGAGGTCGAGGCTCCGCAGAGAGTCCAGATCGACCTGATCGTTGATTTTCTCCTGTGTCTCCACGTCGAGCATGAGCCCTTGAGGTTCGCGGTGGCGGAACACTACATCATAGAATTTGAAGTGCTCGGCCGGCCGTCGTTTGAGGCGTTCCCCGGAGGGAGACTCGATGGCGATCTCGAGATCGTCGTAGGGGGTTGTGGGAAGGTAGCCGGGAACCATGCCGTAGGATTCCTTCATGTGCTCCTGCTGCTTGACGCGAAATTTGTAGCAGCGTTGACGAAAGTTGACGGCAGCACCGTAGGTATGGAGGCGGTAGCGGAGGCCCGTGGGGCGCTCCGCTGCTTTGTCCATTACCAGCTGCACATCGGCAAAAGCCGGCAGCGGCTTAGTCATGGCCAACCTCCTCTGTGAGGATGCGGGTGAAGAGCTCAGCCGCTGTTTCGCCTTCGGGGCCACCAGGGGCAACGGTGAGCAAGAGCCGCAGGAAGGTTGCCGAGGCTCCTACGTAGTAATACTTCTTTCCAGGAACGAAGTAGAAGGCTTCGAGAGCCCAGACCGGTGCCTCGTTGCTGATTTTTGCGAATTGCTCGTTGGAGATTTCGAGCACGACGCGCTGGCCGCGGCTGTGCCACAGTTTCATGGCAGCTTCCGTGACGCCCCTCTCGATGAGACTTTGATCGTTGACTTTCTTCATCAGATTTTCTCCCAGATTAGCCGCGGCTGCCGCCGATGACGACAACTATGATGAACAGGCCCCACAGGATGCAGAAAGTGGAGATGAGTTCCATCAGTCGCGCTCCTCGATTCCGTTGAGGCCTCCGTCAGCGATCCAAGCCCGCATTCTCTCCTCACTCCCCCAAGCTCCGCGAGGGCAGCGCGAGTAAAGCCAGGAAGCCCAGGCTTTCATCGCCCGCAGGTTGTCCTCGTCTGCGCAGCAGAACGACCCTACAAGCTCGTCTGCCATGAGAGCGGAGCCGAAGCTGCCCATCGGGATGCCCTTGCAGATGTAGCGGTAGAGGGCGGGCCACATATGCTGCGGAAGGGTCTCGACTTCGTATTTCTCGCAGAACTCTTCAAAGGTCATTGCAGTTCTCCTTAGTCAACGCGGGCCACGTCAAGCAGCTCGTCATTCTCGATGATGCCGAGCCAGCTGTATTGGAACAGCACGAGAAGCTGATCTCGAAATTGCGCGCGGGAGACCTCCAGCATGAGCGGGTCGCCCGGATAGGCGAGGGCGTATTCCCTGCCGCGCTTGACGAGAGTGAAGCCGGAGAAGCTGTTCCAGCCGCCGCCGTGGGCGTAGGACTCGTTCAGTTGCTCCTGCACCGAGCGGGGATCGCGTTCATCGAGCATCAGGGGGAGATACCCCGCGGGCGCCAAGGGGGAGAAGTGAAGCATTGTAACCTCCATACTGTGCGGGATTGCACGAGGAAGCAGGCGCACACGCCTGCTCTGCTGATTCAATCCCGATCGTCCTCGTGCGACTCTTCCGGCTCCGGCTCGTGGCCGAGCGTGATCCGCTCGATCTCGCGGTCAATGCGCCGCTGTTCGCGGCGAAGTTTCTTCGGGAGGCGGATAAGCTTATCCCAATCGGCAAACTCCGCGTGAAGGTGAAGGGAAGTTACTCTCATAGCACGAACTCCATCAGGACGCTGATGACGGTGCCGAGAAGGAACGCGGCGGAGAAGATGAGGAAGAAGGTGTCGAGTTTCATTGCTGATCTCCCGTTGCTTTGCGAAGAGCCTCCTCGGCCGACCGCGCCCGGACATACTGCACCGTCCAAGGCTCCGGCGCCCAGCCGCAGGTGCCAAGGGCTCCCTGCGGCCGAACAGCGTAGAGGTCCTCACGAAGATGTGTGGCCTCCAGTTTCATGGCGCTACCTCGCCACGACAGTCGGAGCAGCTTCCTTCTGCCGCTCCGAAAGCTGGTCATAGGCTGCCATGAAGAGGCGAAGAAGGCGCTGGTCGCTGTCGCGAGTCACGATGATCTTGTAGCGGTCATACATGGTAGTCTCCTTCATGCTGCGAGGATGGTGATGATGTCGTTGACGGCCTGTTCGTATTGGCCGCGCTTGTAGGCTTTGCCCGTTGCGCGAGCGGCCATGTCGAGGATCTGGCGGCCGGAATACTGCGAGTTGTGCATCCCGGCAGCGAGGCAGCGAAGGTGCGCCTTGAGGAACACGAGCTGCAGGCGGCGATCAGGTTGAATGATGGTAGTCATGGAAGTCTCCCTTGAAAGTGCATGATCGCACCATGAGACGGAGCCGAAGCTCCGTCCTAGCTGCGGTCATGGCAGGCTGTTCGGTCCCCAAATCACCTGCGCTTTGAGATCGCTGTCACGATCTACCGCCTTGCCCTCAGCCTCATACCAGCCGGAAGCGTCTCGGATGGCGTAGCCCTCGATGCCCCACACCTCGCGGAGACCGCGAAGGGCCTTGCGGAGAGTGCCGAGGTGTGGGGAGACGTAGGAGATCGTCCCTCCCGTGTGAGTGATGATCCGAAGCTCGTGCATCACTTGTCCTCCAGCAGCTTGTATTTCGCCAGTGTGGCGGACATCTCGGCGGCAAAGGCCCGGCCAGCGGCTCCAACCATCGCGTCGGAAAGCAGCTTGAGCCCGGCCGTCCGCCGCAGGAGAACGCGGAACTCCCGCGTCTCTCGCGTGGGAATGTCGGCGAGCTTGGACCAGAAGTCGGCCTCGTCCCCGAAGAGGAAATATTCCCCGTAGCCAGAAGCAACTCGCTCGGAGTAATCCAAGTTGGTCTGGAAATCGTCACGGGCATCGTAGATGACTTTGAAATCGCCCCCTTTCCTGACCAAAATCCCGATGACTTCGTGACAGTCGTAGCCGCGATCCTCGAGCGTCTGCTCCAGCGCTTCCATGAGTTTCTGAAAGTCCATTTTCATTCTCCCTTGAAGGTGCATGATCGCACCAGAAGAAGGGCGCGCACGCCCTTCCAAGCTGCGGTCACACCCTCCTGCACGCGCGCTTGCCGACGACGAGGGTGGGAACATCCTGCCCGCCAACGGAGACGGTCCGCGGCAGGCCTGCGTCCGTCACGAACCGCACCAGTTGGAACAGCCCGTAGTCCGCAATCTTCACACACCGGCCGTAGATGGAATGGTAAAGCATTGGTTCGACTCCCTTCTAGGTTTGACGGCCGGGATACTCGCAACTGGCCGCCGGGACGCATTCGCCCATCACCACCATACGCCGCTCCGGGAAAAAGTCAACCCGGTTGTTCAGCCGCCGCCGGGGACGATGCCGCCGCTGGTGATCGCCTGATGTATGCGCTGGTCAAGCCTCATTTCTCTCAATTTGGGGAAACGGGCATATGTCCGGCCGCGGGAGCCGTATCGGGGGACTCTCCCCGTTCCCCTCTCCCCCTCTCCCCCCGTCCCAATTTCGACCCCCCTGTTTATAAAAAAAAAAAATTTGATATGGCTCTAACTGGCGGGAAAGGGGAACGGGAGAGGCGGGCGGTATGGGGAGAAGGGGCGGAGAGGGATATTGGGGGGTGGAAAAGCTAAAGGGGGGGAAGGGGAAGGGAGGGGGGAAGCCATATCATACACCGTGTGTATGGGCCATACCGCCCCTGACCATATGGCCCCCGCACCCGGACATGCCGCCAAAATCTCGAATTGAGAAAAATCAGTCAAAATCAGCGCAGCCATCAGTCATAACCAGCGCGGGCATCTTGGGGGTTCGAGTAGGTGGGCGATGAGTCGCCCACTCTTTCCGGTTCGAGGTGGTGATGGCGCCAGCCATCACGGTTCGAGTTTGCCCGGCACCCGCAGGGCAAAGAAAAAGGGGGCCGAAGCCCCCTCCTTCATTCGCACACATTCCGAAGGTCTCGCCACAAGCGCCGCCCCGATGCCTCGTCCACCGCCTCGTAGGCTTCGTTCTTCGTGAAGCCCTCATCCTCGAACGCCTGAATGATCCGGGTCGGATCAATGTATCGGCCGGGAAACACCACGCGGAACCCGCTGTCGGTTTCTTCGATTTTCCCGCCACGACGTTCGATGATCTCCCGATCAAACTCCACCGCCACCAGATCTTGTTTCGGCGCGAAAGCCGCTTTTGCCTTTTCCATCTTTCAAACTCCCTTGAATTGGCGGGGCGGCACCATTGCCGCCCCGTCCATCGTCACAACTTGACGCTCACCGAGACGGCTGCCAGTGCCTTCGCCTGTTCCGCCTTCAGCGCCAGCCGGGTCTTGGCCGTGGCCAGATAGGACTCACGTTGCTTGTCATTCAACTTGTCCCATGCGGCATTGACCATCTCATCCCGCTTGTCCGGGTCCGCGTTCTTGTAGCCCTTCGGATCACCGGCCTTGACCTGCACCCGAAGCATCGACTTCGCCTCCCGGACTTCGGCCGAGTCGCCGGACCCGTCCCGCGTTCCCATGCTCGCTTCCCGGAAAATCTTGTCCCGATCCGCGAACAATGCAGCCCCGTCCACCTCGTGCCCATCGTCCCGGAGCTTCTTCGCCACGGAATTGATCCCGTCCTGATAGGCGCGGCGGATGCCATACACCAGCCAATAGGCCAGAGTCTCGGCCGGAAATTCTTCCGGCTTGATCACCGCATCATGCCCCTGGGCCGAAATCGCAACTTCCGTCACATCGATATTCAACATGCTTCTACTCCTTTGCATGTGTGCGGGAAGCCGTCCCGCGCGGTGCGTAAGTGGGGCGCCCCCCATGCCACGATGTCAAAGAGCGGGCGGGTGGCCCCGCCGGGAAACCATCAACTCGTTAACAACGAAGTTGATTATACCGGGATTTGAAAAGTTGTCAATGGGCTCGTGATCATTGAAACATTTGCCCTCGATAGTTTAACCATTAAACAACGCACCTGCAGCATGGTTCAACCATTAAACCATTGAGGTTCGCGTTCATCGGATGCGTGCATCCGATTCGAGTGAGCAATAAAATTTAGTTTAACATTAAACTATGCTGCACCGCGGCATAGTTTAACATTAAACTACATTGTAACAATTCGTGATTTGACAACCTGGGGGTTCGAGCGCATCGGGTGGGTGGGCGGGGTTTCCCCCTCGGGATAAAACGGCCGGGGGAGGGGGGTATTTCGCCGGGCCGGGTGGTCGAGCGAGCGAAGCGTAGCCTCCTCAAATTTGTGCAATTTTTCAATCCAGCCATATCTTCCCCTCCTTTTCAGACCAGTCCGCGATATGGCTCCCCGCGGGCCGCGCCGGAGGATTTCTCTTGCACCGCGCCGGGATCGCGGGTATAATGGCGGCATGGAACAGTCGCTCGATCTTGACATCGCAAAGCTGGTTGCGCCGGGCCGGGTGGCGGCGGAGCTTGAGTTCTCCATCGTGCGGGAACTGCGGGCGAGCGATCTTGCGCTGCTCGCGGTGAGCGCGGGGACGCCGCCGGTGAATATCAAGAAGCTCAGCGAGCGGCATCATGCGCTGGCGCGGCTTCTTGCGGCGGGCGTTTCCATACAGGAGGCCGCGGCCGTCACCGGCTACGACTACTTCCGCGTCGGCGTGCTCAAAGGCGATCCGGCGTTCCAGGAGCTTCTCGCGTTCTACCGGGGCAAAGTGGACGAGCAATTCATGTCCACGATGGACCAGATTGCTGGGCTGTCGCAGGACGTGATTAGGGAAATCCGGGATCGGCTTGAGGACAAGCCGGAGGATTTCTCGGTGAAGGAACTGCGGGAGCTGCTTGTGTCCACCGCAGATCGCAGCGGCTTCGGCCCGACGCATAAGCAAGTTTCCGAGATCAACATCAACCTCGGACAACGATTGGAGGAAGGTCGTCGCCGTGCTCTGGAGGCTCGCCGGAGCATGATCCGTGACATTACTCCTCCGGCGGAGGCGGCAGAATGAGATTGGTGCTCTCCATTTTGCTCGCCTCCGCCCCCTACACCTCGGAGTCGGCGGGATGAGCACCGACGCCCTTATTGATGACCTGGCCTCGTTTGCTTACGATCCCTACGCCTTCGTCATGTGGGCGTTTCCGTGGGGCGAGCCGGGAACGGAGTTGGCCAATGAGACCGGCCCAGCGCCCTGGCAGGAGAAACTTCTCCGCGACCTCGGAGACGGGATCGTCACCTTCTCCCAGGCCCTCCGCTTCGCAGTCACCTCCGGCCACGGCGTTGGTAAATCCGCGCTCGTTTCCTGGCTTGTCTGGTGGAGCTACTCCACCTTTCCGGGCACCCGTGGAGTTGTCACGGCCAACACGGAGAACCAGCTCAAGACCAAAACCTGGGTAGAGATTGCGAAGTGGCACCGGCTCTTCATCGCCCGCGAACTCTTCAAATGCACCGCAACCGCGATCTTCTCCATTGATGAGGATCAGGCACGAGAGTGGCGCATTGACATCGTGCCGTGGAGTGAGCGGAATACGGAAGCCTTCGCCGGCCTCCACAACGCAGGCAAGCGGATCATCGTGATCTTTGACGAGGCCTCCGCTATCCCAGACATTATCTGGGAAACGACCGAGGGCGCTCTCACTGACATCGACACCGAAATCCTCTGGTTCGTCTTTGGCAACCCGACGAGGAACACCGGCCGCTTCCGCGACTGCTTTGACGGCGGCAAGTTCGCTCATCGCTGGAAACAACAAAAGGTAGACTCTCGGCAGGTTCAGCGAACGAACAAGAAGGAGATCGAGGACTGGATTTCAGACTACGGCCTCGACAGCGACTTCGTTCGGGTTCGTATTCTCGGGGAATTTCCCCATACCGACTCCATTTCCTTCATCTCCCGCGATCTTGTTGCAGCTGCCGTTAACCGTCCGCTGGATTTCAACTCCGGCGCGGTCGTGCTCGGAGTTGACGTTGCTCGCTTCGGCGACGACTTCTCCGTAGTCTGGCCCCGGCGGGGGCGCGATGCGAACTTCTCTCCGGTCCGCTTCTATCAGGGCCTGGACACCAACCGCCTCGCCCACGAGGTCGTCCGCATCTACAACGATCTAAACGCTCAGATCGTCTTTGTTGACGGAACGGGCGTCGGCGGCGGCGTTGTCGATACTCTCCTCGCCCTCGGCGTCCGGGTTTTCGAGGTGCAGTTCGGCGCTCGCCCTGACGGTCTCAACCCTACTGCAAAGTATATGAACAAGCGGGCTGAGATTTGGGGCGAGATGCGGGACTGGCTTCGGACTGGCTCCATCCCGGCGAGAGTCGCAGATCGAAACCTGCTGGAGGAACTCTCTGCCCCAACCTACACCATCACCGCGAAGGACCAAATCCAGCTGGAGTCCAAAGAAATGATGAAGCGGCGGGGAGTGTCGTCCCCCGACTTTGCGGACGCCCTTGCCTGCACCTTCGCTTTCCCCTCGGCGGAAGTGTTCACACAGCAGCACGCGCCGTTGATTACGGACTACAATCCGCAATCGTTGGAGAACATCTATGTTCAGTAAACCCAAAATGCCCGCACCTATTCCTCCCGCGCTTCCAGCCACAACTCCAGCGGCGCCCGCGGGGGCAAGTCCCTTTGCCAAACTTGCCAATCCGGTTGGAATTTTCACGTCTACTAGCGGCATCACCACTCCTGCCTCCACACAGAAACGCTCGTTGATCGGGGGCTGATGTGCCAAAAATTTCCACAGCCGCGTTCCTACAGAAGCAGCAGCTGATGACTCAGCTGGACATGGACTTCTCTCAGTGGCGGCCGTATTTTGAGGAGATCGCCACGTTCCTCCTCCCGCGGCGGTATGTTTGGCTTTCCTCCACTCCTGGCGCGGTTGGGGTTGAGGGTGCTGGCCTTGCAGTCAACTCCACCGCTCAAGCGGTAGTGAACAATAAAAACTCTCGCATCCTCGATCCAACGGGCACCATCGCGGCGCGGACTCTTGCTAACGGGCTGATGAACGGGATTACTTCGCCAGCCCGGCCGTGGTTCCGGCTTCGCCTAACCTCCTTTCCGCAAAATGACGAGGAATATCCGAAGCCGTATCTTATCTGGCTTGAGGAATGTGCCCGCAGGATGCACCTTGTCCTCGCGGAGTCCAACTTCTACACCGCGGTCGGGATGATGTATCTCGAGCTTGCAGGCTTCGGCACAGGCGCGATTCTCATCTACGAGGACTTTGAAGAGGTCATTCGTTGCTACAACTCCCCGATGGGAGAATATCGCCTGATCCAAGACAACCGGCGGATGGTGGAGGGCTATGCCCGCACCTTCACCATGACCGTGCGGCAGACCGTGCAAGAGTTCGGGATTGAGAACGTGTGTGAGCAGACTCGGATCAAGCACGCGGCCGGGGGCTCTCAGCTTCTCCAAAACGTCACCATCTGCCATCTGATCGAACAGAACAACCAGGACGATCCCGCCGCGATCTCCAAGCAGTTCCGCTACCGAGAGTTCTATTGGGAGAAAACTGAAACTTCCGGGCAGATGCTCCGCATCAAGGGGTATAGGGAAAAACCGATTATCGCGCCCCGTTGGGAGTTGATGGGCAACGACACCTACGGAACTTCCCCTTCGATGGACGCGCTACCGGAGATCAAGCAGCTTCAACTGGAAACTAAACAAAAGGGCCAGGCGCTGGACAAGATGATCCGGCCGCCGATTGTAGCTGACGTTGCGCTCCGCAATTCCCCGACCGCCCTTCTTCCCGGCGGGGTCAGCTACGTTCCATCATCCTCCTCAGTCGGTGCCAAGGCGGTTTACCAAGTGAACCCGCCGCTGCAGGACATGACGATGGACATCATGAAGCTGCAGGAGCGCATCAAAATCATCTTCTACAACCACCTTTTTCGCAACGTCTCGGAACTCTCCACCGTGCGGAGTGCCGCCGAGATCTACGAACGGAAAGCGGAGGATATGGTGCTGCTTGGCCCGATCCTTGAGCGGTTTGAAAATGAGGCGCTGGACCCGGCGATCATTCGAGTGTTCAATATCATGAAGCGGAAGAAACTGCTCCCCGCGGCGCCGGAGGGGCTCGACGACTCGCTTATCGACATTCAGTATGTCTCTGTTCTCTCTGACGCCCAGCGCGCCGTAACTACCGGCTCCATCGAGCGGTTCATGCAGGTTATCGGCCAGCTTGCCGCTGCCGTTCCTGACATCCTCCTCATCCCCGATTACGACGAGCTGGTGCGCGAATACGCCGGAAGGCTCAACGTTCCGGCGCGCATCCTCAAAGCGAGAGAGCAGGTGCTTGCGGAGCGGCAGGCGCAACAGGAGCAGTTGCAGGCGCAGCAGGCGGCGCTCGTCGGAAACGATCTTACCAGCGCAGCGAAAAATCTGTCGGCAACCGATGTCGGAGGGGGTCAGAATGCTATTCAAGCCCTGTTGGGGAGTTAAGCCGTGTCTGCCCGTGCCCGCCGCCTCCAGCGCCGATATGAAAAGCAAGACGCAGCTGCCCGCGAAAACGGCCTTCGGCTGCTCCTTTCCACAGCCGATGGTCGTCGCTTCGCCTGGCTCTTTCTCGCAGATTGCGGCGTCTTTCGGAACCCGTTTAACGGAAACGCTCTTAATACAGCTTTCGCCGCGGGAGAGCTTAACATCGGGCAGCGGCTCCTTGCGGAAATTACTGAGACAGCCCCCGAACAATTCTTGCTGATGCAGAAGGAGAACCTCGATGCCGAACGATCTCGTAGAGACGCCGCTACCGCCGCAATCGACGGCGGAGACGACACAGACGGAGCCGACGCAGACGACTAACCCGGACCCGGAACCTGCGAACCCTACGCCGCCGGAGCCCCCGGTTTTCGATATTGCGGAGGCTTCGCTGGATGTGCTGAAGGCGAAGCTCCCGGAGGGGACGGAACTCAACGAGGCTCTCGCTTCCGAATTTTTGACCCTGCTGAACGGCGCGAAATCGCGCACCGAGCTCGCAGAAGGTCTTATGGATATGCAACTGAAGGTCGCCGCTCAAGCCGAAGAGGCTATGACGAAAGCGTGGAATGACACGCAGGAGACCTGGAAAAAAGAAATGGAAGAGGACTCGAAAGTTGGCGGAACCCAACTCTCGGCAAATCTTGCAAAGGCGCAGGAGGTCATCAACACCTACGCGGAGAATCCCAACGCGGTAAAGGAGCTTCTTACCCTTACCGGCGCTGGGAACAGTGTTCACATGCTCAAGCTGTTGATGGCCATCGCATCCGCAATTCCGGGAGAAAGTGCCCCTGTGGAAGGGAATCCGACTACGGAAGTCAAACCCCGTGAACAGCGACTGTTCACTAAATCCTAATGGAGAACTGAATGACTACCCTTACCGCAACCAATCCCACCATGCTCGACTGGAAGCAGTCGCTTGACCCGAACGGGCAAGCGGCTACGGTCATCGAGATGCTCCATGAAACGAATGAAGTCCTCGTGGACATCACCTTCATGGAGGGGAACCTTCCTACCGGCCACCGGACTGTGATCCGCACGGGCCTTCCCACCCCTACCTGGCGCAAACTTTACGGCGGCGTCCAGCCTAACAAATCGCAGCGTGCTCAGATCACTGACACCTGCGGGATGATGGAAGCCTACAACGAGGTGGACAAGGCCCTTGTGGACCTCGCCTCGGACGGCCAAGCTTTCCGCCTCTCGGAAGCAGCGGCGGAGATCGAGGGCATGTCGCAAGAACTCGCGACGACTCTCTTCTACGGCGATGAGACCTCGACCCCGGAAAAATTCACGGGGTTCTCTCCGCGCTTTAACTCCTCCACCGCGGCCAACGCAGACAACGTGATTAAAGGTGGGAGCAGCGATACCGACAATGCCTCCATCTGGCTTATCGGTTGGGGACCGAACACTTGCCACGGCATCGTTCCGAAGGGCTCGCAAATGGGCATCCAGGTGAACGACAAGGGACAAGTGACGGTCGAAAACGCAGATGGCGCAAACGGCCGCATGGAAGCCTATCGGATGCACTTCCGTCTCGACTGCGGGCTGTGTGTCCGTGACTGGCGCTATGTCGTCCGCATCTGCAACATCGAGCGGTCCGCGCTTACTGCCGATGCGTCGTCCGGGGCAAACCTTCCTGACCTCATGTTCGAGGCGATGGAGAGGCTTCCCTCGCTCAGCGGAAATATCCGGCCCGTGTTCTACATGGATCGGAGCCTCCGCACCAAGTTTCGCCAGCAGCTGGCGGCACTTACTAAGCAGTCTACGCTCTCCTACGAAAATGTGGGCGGGCATAAGGCTATGATGTTCAACGAAATCCCTATTCGCCGGGTGGATGCGCTCGCGGCGGATGAGGCCCTGGTCTCGTAAGGAGGACACAAGATGATCTTGGACGAAAAACTTGAGTTTGCTGACGCACTGGCTGTATTTGGTAATACCGGCTCGGCGCTCGTCGGGGACGTGATTGACCTTACCATTGCGAATCGGCGGCTCGGCTCGAACGTGCCGCTGTTCCTCGTGATCCAGGTCACTACCCCGTTTGCCACGGCGACCTCGGCAACGGTTTCCTTCGAGCTTGCCTCGGATGATTCCGATACGATCCACGTGGTTACTGGCTCTAAGCATGTGAGGACGGCTGCGTTCGGCACCGCCCAGCTTACGGCAGGGAAACAGATCATCGTGCCGCTCCCAGCGGGTCTGCCGGATTACGAGCGGTATCTTGGCCTGATCGTGGTGACGGCCGGTGCGGCGACTACTGCCGGCGCGATCAATGCCTTCCTGACGAACGACGCTTACGACTGGAAGGCCATGCCGGAGGGGGGTAACTGATGCCTAAGTATCGGCTGACTCGTCGCTTTTACGACAACGAGATGCTGCATCCTGTAGGCGCGATCCTCACTTTTGAGGAAGGCAAGCAGCCTCGATCGGCGGTTCCCGTCGCTACGAAAGTCGTCCCGGTGGAGGTGCCGGAGGACGACGATCCCCTGTTCGAGGAACCGGTTGATCTGACTGACGTGAAGGCTGGGGATACCCTTTCCGGCCTGACCAAGAAAGGCAAGTGAATGACTACGACGGTCCTTGGCATCTACAACGCGGCCATTTCCGCAGCCCGCGGCAAGGGCCGTCTTAGTTCTCTCACCGACGCAACTAGAGAAAGAACTGAGTGCGATATTTGGTATGACCAAATCCGCACTCAGATTCTCGAAGCAGCCTATTGGCCGACAGCGCGACAAGTTGCCCGGCTTGCGTTGGTGAATACTAGGGATTTTGCCGCGGATTGGGCGGCGGGAAACCCGGAGCCCCAATTTACTTACAAATACATTCTGCCCTCAAATTGCCTTCGGCCTTGGTATCTGGCGAATTATGAGCAGTTCGTCATCAATTATAATGTAGGCGAGGGTAGCTTAATGCTTAACACTAACGTGGAGGACGCGGTGCTGATATATGCTGGAGATCAGCTAAACCCGGCCCTCTGGTCTCCGGGGCTGCGCATGTCGGTAATTTATGGCCTGGCGGCGGCAATTTCCGGCGCCATCAAGGGCGAAAATAGTCTCGTTCAATTAAACTATCAGTTGGCGAATGAGCAAATTATGGCAGCTCGTGCAAACGTCGCGGGATTGCTGAACATTCGTCAGGAAGTGCTGCCGCCGGCGCTCGCGGCTCGGGGATACTCCCTGTCAGAGGAAGTGCAATATTTCTATCCCTATGGGGATATGTTCGCGGGGGCGCTGCCAAATGCCTGATCTTGTAAAATTCGGCTTTTCCGGGGGAGTTTTCTCTCCCAAACTTTCCATGCGGTCGGATTTGAAAAAATTTGATCTCGGCCTGGCCTTTGCGCGAAACTTCTTTGTAGAATATACCGGAGGAATCTCTACGAGGCCTGGGACAGAGTTCATTGACTATATTCAAGACGATACCGAGCCCGCGCGGATAGTTCAGTTCGCTTTTAATAGAGCGATTTCCAATACCTATGCAATTCTATTTTCCAAGAATCGGATTAGATTTTTGCAAGATGGACGCTATGTTCTCGAAACCGCTAAAACCATTACAAGCGCAACTAGCACTACCATCACCCTTAACACTCACGGATACTCCAACGGCGATTGGGTGAAAATTCAAGGAGATACCTACGCTATCACCGCCGTTACGCCAAACACTTTTCAACTAACGTATCCCCGCGGAGGGGCGGTAACAACTACCGGGTTTGGGGGCAAGTCCGTAGCCCGCATCTACACACTCGCTTCCCCTTATGCAACCGCTGACCTTTCCTCTCTTTCTTTCTCCCAATACCGGGACGTTCTTTACATTAATTCGGTAGACTACCCGGAAAAGAAGTTGACGCGATTTGGCGCGACTAACTGGACCTTGACAAATACCAGCCTCGACGTGAACGGAAACGTTCCCACAGGGCTTACCCTTACCCCTTCCGCCGCAGGTTCTTACGGGGCCGTATTTGCCGTAACTATGGTAGATCAAAACGGCAGGGAGTCTTATATCGGCAGCGGGGCTATCGCGCTCAACCGCCTTTGTGTAAATTATACCACTACTGCCGGGCATATGGGTCTGGCTTGGACTAAGCCCGCCGGCGGGAACGTTTCCCATTACAAAGTCTACCGGTCTCTTTTCATGCCCGGCACGGAGTTGCATTACGGGCTGCAACTAGGTTTCATCGGGCAAACTACGTTTCCAAAATTTACTGATAGCAATATCGTTCCAGATTTCTCCCATACTCCCCCGGAAATTAATTTGCCCATTGCCGGTGGGCAAATGCCCATTTTGACTGTATCTGCTGGAGGCTCCGGCTACACTGACAATTCTACCATCAGCCCTAGCGGCGGCGGGGGCGTGGCTTGGTCGGGAAAACCGATTGTCGAGGCCGGGGCGATTGTCGGGGTTAGGGTGCTAAATCCCGGTTTTGGCTATTCCGGGTCTCCAGTATCGTTCACAGCTACGGTCGGAACGGGCGCGACTATTACGGCTACCCCAACCGCTTTGACCGGGAACAACCCCGCGGCGAGTGCGATGATCCAGCAACGGAGGGTTCGTGCTGGAACTGTAAATTATCCGGGCACCCTCTTCGGCTCACGGGTCGGTGAGCCCGATAATTTCTACTCGTCTGGCCGCGATCTCGCTACTGATCCCTATGCCCTTTCTTTGGACTCTGAACAGCTTACCCCCATCAATTATATTCTTCCGTATCCTGAAGGAGCTTTCATTTTTCAAAACACCGGCGTGACTCAGGTTCGGGGTGTTGACGATGGAGTAATCAAAGTTGGTTCTGCGAAGGCCCAAGAGCTGACTGAAGAGGGATCGGCCAAGTTGCAGCCGATTAAGATAAAACGGGACTATCTCTACCTCAACGCGGCAAAGACCTCCGTTTATGCGCTTGCGCCCAGCAATCTTCCTCAATACTATGTTCCAACTGATATTAGCATCTACTCTGAGCACTACTTTACCCAAGACAATCCGATCGTTAGTTGGACTTGGGCCAAGTCTCCTCATAAAATTTTGTGGGCGGCTCGGCAAGACGGCAGCTTTCTTAGCCTTACCTATGTTAGCGAGCAAGAAGTCGCTGCTTGGTGCGAGCACTCTACACAGGGGTATGTCGAAGATGTGGAAACTGTAACTGAGAATGAGCTTGACAGAGTTTATATGATAGTCCGCAGAGTTGTTGGCGGAGCTGAAGTTCGCTATATCGAACGAATGGCGCTTCAAGACGTTGATACGCCTGACGAGGTTTGGGCTGTGGATTGCGGTCTGCGGACTTCGTTGACCTATCCCACTGCAAGTATCTCTCTGCTTAGCAGGGATAGTTTTGGCTATTCCGGGCCGGGAACGGTAAGAGCTGTTAAAGCCTCATCTGCTGTTTTTTCCACCGCAGATGTTGGAAAAGTGTTTAGAATGGGAAAGACTCGTGGCACTATCGTATCTTATTATTCCACTACTACGGTTTTCGTATCCTTTGACCGTTACTTCTCCTCAGACGAGATGGATTTGGAAACCATAGAGTTGCAAGTTTGGCCGCAAGGAGCGTGGTCTCTCGCGTCGTATATTAATTCCGTCAGCGGGCTTTCTCATCTTAACGGGCTATTGGTAGATATTCTTGGGGACGGGAACGAGCTGACGCAAAAATATGTCACAGCGGGGACGGTTCCGTTGAGCCAAGACGTTTCCTACGCGGTTATCGGATTGCCTTATACCAGTAGAATGCGGACGCTTCCCCTAACCGCGTCGGATGCGGTTATCGAGGGGAAATACAAATCGACAAAGAATTTGGCCGTTAGACTATTCAATTCCCTCGCGGTTGAATTTGGGGATGCACCGGGAGATATGCTATTTCCCATTCTGCCGCGACCAGGCGATCCGCTATCTACTGCACAAACTTTCCTAGATGGAATGTATGAAATTTCCATTGCGGCAGCTATGACCCTGGACGGGGCGATAGTTGCCGAGAAACGGGGACCGCAACAGGCTACTATTTTAGGGTATGTAGCGGAGATTGAAATTGGCGATTGAAATAATTCAAGGAGAGCGCTCCGAGGTTTCAGAATGGACTGTAGATGTAGTCCGTGGAGAAACCAAACTACTTTCTCTTGGATTTCTTCGTCCCTCTCTGATAGGCGACTTGGTGTATGTTACTATGCTCCCGACAATACATTTGGCCTCCGCCACCGTTTCCGAATTTAAGGAGATGCGTAAATTATTCAACGGCATTTCTGGCTGGAAACTGTTTTGCCAAATTGAAAAAGGTAAGACTGTGGAAGCGAAATGGGCTGAGTTTTTTGGATTTGTTCGAGTGAATGCTGACTTGCCGAATCGTTGGCACTATGAAAAGGATACAAGGTAATGCAGGCCCTATTCGCTGTAGCATCTAATCTTTTTACATCTGTCGGCACGGCGGTAGGAGTAACCGGGGCCGGCGCCGCCTCCGCCGGCCTGGGCATTATAAGTGCAGGAGTATCGGGACTTGCCTCTATGTCAGCGGCCAGTTATCAAGCAGCGGTGGCATCCAGAGCGGCGGCAATCCATGAGGAGAATGCAAAGAGAATTGTTGAAGCAGGGCGCAAAGAGGCGAAGATGCAGGATGAAGCCGCAGCCGCCTTTATCGCTGATGATATAGCTGCGCAAGCTGCTTCCGGTTTTTCTTTGTCCTCCCCCTCTTTCGTCCGGCGCCGGGCTAAACAACAAGTGCTCGCGGACCAAGATCGGGCGAATATCGTGGAGGACTCGATTGTGCAAGCACGGTCGGAGCGGGAAGCCGGGGCGGCAGCGGCCTCGGAGGGAAAGCAGGCCCGTCGAAGCGCCCTTTTCTCTCTTCTCGGAACTGGCATCGGTATGGCAGACTCCGCAATCAGCGGCGCAATTCTGACTGGCGAGGTTGCTGCCCGCCGGACCCGCAACCAGACCCTCTTGATCGGATAATCGCATGGCAAGCCGCGAACCTGGAAATATTGGCCCTACCCGCCGCGCAGTTTCTCCGGCGAATCCAAGTGTCAATCCTGACGCATTTGGGGCAGGCGTCGGTCGTGCTCTCGGCAATCTCACACAAACCTACCAGCGAGCCGCGTTGCTCGGTGTGGAGGCTGAGAGCGCAAATGCCTCGATGCAGGCTGCATATAAGCAGCGGCAGGACAAGTTGCTTAAGGCTCAGCTTGAAGTAAAGCTGCTCGATCTTACCAATTCCCTCACAATGGGCATGTCAGAGGATCTCAAAAACGCGGAGCCGGGAGCCCCTGGGTTTACAAACCTTACGGAGCAAAAGGTTACGGAAGGCTATGACAAGTTTCTGCAAGAGGTGCCGGAAGATCTCAAGCCGGATTTTCTTGCGCGAGTTGCGAACTCTAAAAATGCTATCATCACCTCCGCATTCTCAGCGCAAGTGTCGGCGGAAAATGCAGAGTTCATCAACAACGTCAACAAGTTCACGCAGATTTACACTGATAAGCTGAAGAGTGGAATTTATACTAGCGCGGAAGAGGTCGATGCAGCTGCCACTGATGCGCTAGAGTCTATGGACAAGCTGTTTGCGAACAGCCCGTTAAGCAAAACAGAGACTCGCGATCTTATGGAGCAAGTTTCTACTGCCATTAAAACTGGCCAGTTCGCGCGGCTCGTGCTGAACGAGGCACTCGGGCTCTCCTCCAACGGCGGGGAAGTGCCCGGGAGGTTGCAGACAGAGGGCCGAGTTGTCAAAAGCTCTAGCGTGGTTGCATCAGGGCTCCCGGCTTACGCTGTTGGCCTTCTCGACGCAATTGCCGGGCCGGAGTCCTCGGGAGAATACAATGTAATGTGGTCTCCGCAAGAGCGCCGCTATTTTGAGGATTTCTCTCAGCATCCTAACGACGCCGCGCCGATTTATGACGGACCTCATGCCGGAGAAAAATCCTCTGCAGCGGGGCGATACATGATGATTAAAGGGACCTGGGACGATGCGCAAGCTGCTCTGGGCCTTCAAGACTTTTCCCCGGAAAATCAGGACCGCGGAGCGTGGTATATTGCTCAGCGAGATTTTCGTGCGCGCACGGGCCGAGACCTTAACACAGTGCTCGCTTCCGGTGATCCCTCAGCGATCCTCGAAGCGAAACGAATACTGGAGCCCACTTGGACCGGGCTGAAAAACCTCTCGGATCAGGAGTTTTTGGATAAAATTACTGGCGCCACGGGCACCCCTTCAAGCCTTATCTACGACGAAGAGTTCTCCTCTATTCCATACGATCAACGGATAGCCATAGTTCTGGATGCGCAGAAGCAGGCGGCCTCGGTGCAGCAAGCCGCGGCGGCAGAGGTGCAGGCAATTAAATCCTCTCAGTTGACCGCGCTTGAAAACGCTATTGCCGCAAACAACGCCGGTATGGCGGACATCAACTCATTTGATGCTCAATACGGGCTGGACTATGACCAGCGAACGAAGCTGGAGAAAATTCTCCAAGAGCGTGATACTGTGACTTGGAACTCAGCGCAGTATGTTAACAAGTTGCAGCAGCCGGGGTATTCGACTTACTCGGAAGAGGATAAGAAACAGGCGGCAGATTTCTATGCCTCGATCGGGCTTGACCAACATCTTGCCAATCGCAATCAGGAATTTGTTCAAGGAACTCTTATTCCTGTTACGGCACAGACTCACTATATTCCGCCAAACGTGGCGCAGAGTCTGCAAAGTCAGATGGGGTTGGCTGATCCTCAACAGGCAATTTTCGCCCTTGATGCGCTTAATCAGCTCCGCGGAACTGATGCAGTCTCCTTCAACAAAGCGTTCTCGGAAGATACGCAAATGGCCGTGGCGCTCTTCAACGCGGCAAAAGAGTCTATTCCCCAAGAACAGCTACTTACCTATATTCGTAATCAGGCTGATCCTGCGATGAAGCCGATCATTGATCGGAGGAAAGAGCTGATCAAGGAGGAAGTGAAGCTAAATCCTGAAGATTTTCAAGCCTCGGGAATTATCTCAGCTATGGATTATGAAGGGGGCGTCTCGCCGGAAGTCGGCGACGCCCTTGCAGCAGAAGCCTGGCCTCTTTACAACTATCTTTATGCGGGTCTCGGCGATCATGGAAAGACGATGGAGGCGGTGGCGGGGATTTTGAAAACCCGCTATGGAGATTTCTCTTTCAACGGTCGAACTGATTTTATGAAATACCCCCCGGCGTTGACAGCGCCGCCCTTTGAAGGCGGCTACGATTATATTCCACAACAACTCATGGAGACTTTCAAGGTTGCGCCAGAGGACAATGTGCAAATCCTTTCTGATCCAACTACTGCCGCAGAATTTCAAGCAGGCAAGGAAGCTTCTTACACCCTCTGGCGATACGATGAAAATGGTTTTCCTGTTGCGCCACTGAAGCACAAAGACCTCACTTCCTTTGACCCGCGCACGGATAGAGATATTGCTGAGGAGATCGTCCGCTGGTTTCCAGAAGTTACTCCAAGCATGATGCAGACCTCTGTGGAGCAGAATGTTCGGAAGAACGAGCTTAGGCAGCTTCAGATAGAGCTTCTCACCTTCAAGAAATTGGATGGCAGCGGGTTCCTGACGGAAGATGAGCGGATAGCTGCCCGAGCAAGGATTGCCGAGTTGAAAGGGCAAATTTCCCGCAAGCGCGAGAATGTGTTTGCTGATCCTACCTTCTTTAAGCCGATTATCTCCGGGCTTTCGGCGGCGGGCGTAAGTAGTGGCAAAGATACTCAGAAACTAATTGAGGAGTTGAAAACCTTCCGGCCACAGACAAAAGAGGAAGCGCAAGCCTTTATCCAGGACGTTCTCGATAATCGTCTCGGGACAGTCTATCCTGTGTTCCAACGGTGGGAAGTTACCCGCCGACTGCAGAATCTCTTGAAGGAGCTTAACTAATGGGTATTCGTCCGCAGCAATACGTTCCCGATATTAACTACGGTTGGTATGCTCCCTCGCTTCCCAAGCCGGAAGGGCCGGGGCTGCTTTCCGCTGCTTTTCGTCAGGAGAACGACGTTTACAACTTGATTGACTATTTCTCTCGGCCGACCTTTGCCCCAGACCCGAATTTCGACCATGCGGAGCGGGCTAAGGAAAGCCCAAATTTTCTGCTCAACCCTCAAGCGTTCATGGGCGTTCAAAGCGAAGCTGAGTGGATGTTTCGGGAAGCGAAGATTGAAAAGGAGCGGAAAGATCGTGCTGCGATTGCGGCTGGCGGAGCTGCAGGTATTGCAGCGGCGCTGATGGCGGGGGTGCTTTCTCCCACAATCCTACTCCCCGCGGGAGGGGCGGTCGTCGGCGGAAAAACTGTGGCGCGTGGTGCCGCTGAAGGTGCGATGATGGTAGCTCTTGGTGCCTCTATCCAAGAGGGCGTGCTGCATCTTAATCAAGACGAGCGCACCGTATCAGAAAGCCTTATAGGCATTGGCGCGGGGGTGGCGCTCGGAGCCCTACTCGGCGGGGCTGTGCAATATGCTACGAACGCGGAAATTAAGGCGATTCAGGCTGATATGGCTGATCCCCACCGTATACCGGCCATATCACCCTCGGCACCCCCGTCCGCGGTTGGGCTGAGTGCGGAAGCAACTGCCGCAGAGAACCTTCCCGGCACAATCACTCCTTTCACCGATCCTGAAGGAATTGCTGCAACTGCCATTCCTATCTCGGTTCTCGCGAAAAAGCTGCATCTTCCCGAGGCTGTGGTGGAGGCCCTATCCGTAAACTGGCTTGGGCCTGTTACCCGAGGCCTGGCTTCCAAGAGTGCGGTGCGGAGATCTGTAACAGCCCAATTGGCCAATGCCGGGTTGTATACTGACGCAGCTCTTAAAGGAATTGCAGTTGCAGAAGAGGGCTCAGTTGAGCAGCTCGTAAAGCAACATTACTACGCAATCGCAAAGAGCACAAGGGAACTAAACAAAATTTTCACGGATTGGTTCGTGAATACTGGAAAAGGCAGCCGTTTCCGAACCTACTTTCCAACGCACTCCTATAAGGACTTTCTCGAACAGACTGGCGAAGTTATGTTTGAGCACATTCAAGGGCTACGGCGAGCAGAGGTGCCGGAGGAATTGCACAATGCCGCTGACGTGGTGCTTAATGTCTACAAGCAGGAACTGAAAACCGCACAAGAATCTGGCTTGAATAATTGGGTGCAGCTGCGAGACGAAACTTATCAACTGCAGATCGCAACGCAGCGACTTCGGCGGGATTTGGTAAACCAGGATTACAATTCAGTTCGTCATATTATGATCGAGCACGCGAGAGAGGTTCTCAAATCCCACAACGCGCTCGAGGACGTTTCCGATGATATTGTCGCTATTGTGGGTAAAGGCTCGAAGAAAGAGGCGTTGACCGAAGAGGATTTTGAAATTACGACAGAAGCTATTGTGGACGCACTTCTCCCTCGACTCCTCGGTGAGTATGGGCGACACGGAGGAGTTGACATTCTCAATGAGATCGGAGAGAAGGCGGCCAAATTCATCTACATTGATCCGACGAGAGTTTGGAGCAACGGACGCTCCTGGAAGGAATTTCTTGACCGTGATGTGGAGACGTTGACGCGCAGTTTTATCCGCAGCATGGCGCCGGACGTTGAGCTCTATCGGAAATTTAAGACAGTCACTCCTGACGTGCCGGATAATAAAGTGCGAATTTGGCAAGACTTTGCCAAGGAGCAGGAGTCTCGGCGAGCGGCGGCTGAGAATTTGCCGGAGAAAGAGCGTCAAGCGGCGCTGGTAGAAATTGCCAAAGAGTCCCAGGACTTTCAACGTGATATGACTGCGATGGTAAATCGGCTTCGCCACCGCTGGGGAATGCCCGCTGATCCTTCCAGCTTCGCGCATCGGGCCGGGAAAATGGCGCTACAGCTTAACACCATGCGCCTAATGGGGGGCGTTGTGATTGCGAGTTTCGCAGACCTCGCTCGGATTACGATGCGTGTAGGCTTTATGAAAACTTTTAAACATGGGGTTATCCCCATGCTTCGAGACTTCAAAAATTTCAAGATGCGAATGATGGAAGTCAAGTATGCCGGAACTGCCCTCGACGTGTTGATGCACGGCCGCAGCGGTGCTATGTTTGACCTCTTCGATGAACTCGAATACGGAAACCTCTTTGAGCGCGCCATGCAGTATGGAACCAGCCGTGTCGGGATTGTTGCTATGTTCGACTATTGGAACTCTGCGATGAAGCAATTTTCTGGCGCGGTCTGGCTAGGCACTCTTGCGGAAGCGATTGACGCTGCTGATCGTGGAGCGCTTACAAAGTGGCAGCGGACCATGCTTGCTGCGGCGAATATTGATGAGGCTACCGCAAAGAAGATGGCAGACCTTACCAAGAGGGGTGGCGGTGGCACGGAGGTTCGTCCAGGCGTGTGGATGCCGAATACTGAAGATTGGAGTGAAGTCTCTGACGAGGAAATTGAAGCAGCTCTTCGTAAGCAGTTTGGGGCAAAATATGATGAACTTGCTGCGGCACAGACTAAAGAATTTAATCTGGCCCGCCATCGCATATTTACCAGATCGCATAAACAGCGGCGCAGCCTTCAACGCAACTTTCGTGCTGCACTTGCTCAGCTTGTAGATACTACCATCGTGACTCCCGGCATCGAGCGGCCTAATTGGGTTGACGGCTCTACCCCCGGTCGCCTCATTGCTCAGTTTCGTTCCTTCACTCTTACCTCCACAATACAAGTAGCGCGACTTGCGGGACAAGATGCGCGAGCCGGTAATATGGCTCCCGTTATTCTCGGATCGGCATTTTCTCTTGCATTGGGAGCGCTTTCGTATTATACTTGGGCTCAATCGACAGGAGGTCGGTCGCGGCAAAAGATGCTGAATGAGTTAGATGCAGCATTGAGCGGAGACAGCAAGGCGATGCGCCGTTGGGCTGATGAAGCCTTCAACCGCTCCGGCCTCATGGGTGTGTTGTCTGAGGCTCAGAAGTTTGCGGAGCGAGTTCCCGGACTTGCTCCCTATGCCACGTTTGCCGGAGTTGCGCCAACGCGCTCCCCTTACGTGAGCCCCTTCTTCGACGCTTTTGGACCTACAGGAAACATCGTGGATAACCTCGATCATATCCTGATGACCTATGACGATCCGACAAGCTCGACGTTCCGCTCGTTCAAGCAGCTTATGCCTTATCAAAACCTCATGTTCATTCGGCAATACTTTGATAAGCTGAATGACCAGCTTATGAGAAGCGTGGGGGTCTCTCCAGAATGAGTGTTTCTCTTACAGAAAGTGAAATTAAACTTTTCGGAAACGGCTCTACAACTATCTGGCCTCTTGGATTTGCTGTCCTCGATGCCGATAATTTGCAAGTAGCACTATGGGAAGCTGACGGCTCTCATAGCCTACTTACGTTCAATGTGGATTACTCCGTCACCGGAAACTCTATCACAGCGCCGCTACTTGGCTCTCCCTACGCCTCTGGTCAATATCTCTACGTCAAGCGCGTTTCTCCGCTGACTCAGCAACTAGATGGAAGCACCTTTAACGAACTTAATTCTGAGCAAGTATCGGGTCAGTTCGATCTCGTCGCGCTGCAAATTCAAGAGTTAAATTCTCGAGTAGAGCGGTCTCTGCGGATGGCAGTAGATCAAGTCACGGCCTTTCCTCCAACACCAAATGCTCTGTTTGGCACGGATGCCTTGGGTCGGGCTACTCTTCTAACTACAGGGGCTCCTAGTTTCACGGTAGTGTCTGGTTCCATCGTTTGGGAAACTTCCTCTGTATCGAGCTTTATTACCGATACAGATCTAGACTACGGAGCGGGCGCAGTTGTGCAGGTAGCTCCGGGGGATTTAATACGAGCAGGCGGGTTTCGCTATGCGGTGCTAAGTGCGGCAACCACGCCTTATGATTTGGCGAACGCTAACGGAGTTAGGGTTGCCGCGCTTGATATAGTCTCCGAGGCTTTTGGTCCGGGAGGTATCGGACTTCAGACATTCTACACAGCAGCTAAGGCCCTAGGCAGTGGAATATTTTCGGCCGGACTGGCCTCGCTATCTGCTGTTACCGTAGCCGGCGTCAATCTGCTGAGTCTACGGGGAGTTATCTCTACCATCTTTTCTAAAGCAGCAGGAGTAACAAATCTTCTAACGTTTACCTCGCCGACGGATTTGCGGTTGGAGGGTGTATCACTCACAGGCAATTATAGCGTCAATGGGGATGATGGGCATGGGCTCGTCTTAGTAGACGCTGAGCGGTGTGGAATCTCTGACCTTTACATTACCGGATTTGGCGGAACTTCTGTTGGTAATGGGGGTGCCGGAGTCTTGGCTTACCCGGCGGATGGTAGCTCGTTCCTCGACAAAAATTACTATTCGGGAATTAGCGTTACTGGTGGCGGCTCTCAAAAAGATTTTGGAATAATTCTGGCCAGCGCTCGATATAACATCATGCTCGGGTGTCAGGCACATACAACTACTAACTACGGATTAGAGTATAAGAATAATTCCCTACACAACGTCATGTCCTCGTGTGTAGGAAGTTATTCTCGATACTCATTCGGCACTGGCTACGAGGGACCGCATTATTCAGAACATAATATTTATGGCCTGCTTAATTCTCACGATTCGGACGTAGGATTTTTGTGGGCACATGCAAAGAACAACGTTCTTGTGGGTCTTGTAGCCGACGCCAACTCTCAGCCGGATACCTTTGGGGATGGGAATTGCTATGGCCTTCATATCGAAGCTGGTTCAGATCAGAATCTAGCGCTCGGAGTTATGACTAGTGGCACTGCGATGGACTATCCCTTGCGCATTCGGGGAAGTCGAAATGCTGTGCAACTCGCAGACTATTCCTCCGCGGCAAAAACGGTCACGATCAATGCCGCGGCGACAGAAAACTACGTTGAGATTCTTCATATCGGCGCAAAGGCTACGACAGTTACCGGACTGATCGAGGATCAGAACACCCCGATAGTTCCAAAGGGTCCGGGCGCGAACGTCTACGACAGTCCTCTTACCCGTGAATACTTCGGCTCAATCCGCGATGCGTTTACTTGGGGGCTGGACGGTCTCACCAAAGCCTACGCACACTTCTCGACCACGGGGTTCAGGTATGAGGGGAACGCGGGACAAACCGTGCTCGGCCTTGGGGTCGAGGCGGGAAAAGAGGCCGGGCTTCGTGTAGCGACTTCAGCTGTCGGGGATGAGGGAGCCTTTACCTATCAGAACTCCGCCACACCCTACTGGCGTTGGGACGTAGATCAGACGCAGAACATGCGGCTTGATGTGCAGGCCCTGTCGCCCGTTACTTCGCAGGCGCTGGACCTCGGCAAAACCACTCTCCCCTGGGGCGACGCTTTTATCAAAGGGCTGCGCATGGTTCCTCCTGCAACAGCGCCGGCGATGAACAACGGGGATTTGGTGATCCTCGCAATCAGCAACACGCAAATTCGGCTGAGCTACAAAGGCTCTGACGGAACTACAAGATCGACAACTTTGACCCTCTCATAAGGAGTGAGAAATGGCAACTGTTGAATGGAGTTCGAGTGGATCAGTCTCGGGAAAACTAGTAGTGACGTGGGCAGCGCTCACGGCGAATGACTCGGGAGATCCAGTTTTGCCGCAAGGACCGCGACCGCTAGCCGGCGCCATCCAATTCCGCGGAACGTTCGGCGGGGCTGTGACGTTGCAGAAGTCGAATGACGGGGTGACTTGGTTCACTGTTAAGGACTTCGATGGAGTGGACATCGCCCCCACAGCGGCGGCGTTTTATGAGTTCTCTACTTCTGCGATGCAGCTGCGGGTGCTGGCGGCGGCGGCGGTTTCCGCTGTCGATGTAATCATGGTGCTACGGGGATGAGGACTTCCCTGCTAATCTGGCTATTGCGCCGTAGATCAACCGTATTACCTTCTTCTGGGATTGCGGTTTTCGAGGCCGGCGTATTTGACGTAGGAGTGTTTGAATGACTCTTGTCACTCGCGCCGGGAAGGGCGCCCCGATCAGCGCCGCCGAACATGACGGCAACCTCGCGCACGTTATGGACCGGGCTAACCACACTGGAACACAGGCGCAATCCACGATTACCGACCTTGTTGGTGATCTCGCTGCCAAGGCGGCGATCACCCACAGCCACTACAAGGGCGCATGGGACCCGAACTCTGGCTCCTTCCCCGGCGGCGGCACGGCGCTCGCCGGCGAAATGTGGCGCTGTTCGGCCGGCGGCACGGTGAACTCGATCACCTTCACGGTCGGCGACATGGTCATGGCGCTGGTCAACAACGCCTCCACCACGACCTACGCGGCCAACTGGATACATATCGACATCACCATGCCGATCACCTCGGTCGCCGGTCTGACGGGAGTGATCTCGGCCACGAGCCTGACGGCGGCGCTGAACGTCTTCACCTCCGCGCTCAAGGGGCTCGTGCCCGCCTCGGGCGGCGGCACCACGAATTATTTGCGCGCCGACGGCACCTGGGCGGCGCCTCCGGGGGGCGGCTCTGTCGTCACCACAGGCGCCGGGGCTCCTGCCACGGCCCCCGCATCGGCGGGTCTCATCTACATCGACACCAGCACCTTCGATCTCTACTTCTCGACCTCCAATGCCTCGGCGGGCGACTGGCGCAAGGCTATCGACAACACCGATGGCGGGTCGATCTCGGCCAAGGCAACGCCGATACTCGCCGACACGGTCTTCCAGTTCGACAGCGCGTCCAGCGACGCGCCGGTGATCTCGACATGGACCCAGATCATCGCCGCCCTGAAGCTCGTCACGCTCGACGCGAGCGGCCGGCTCGTCAACCCGAAGGCCACCTACACCTCCTATGACGGCGGCACCGTCTCGACCGGCACCTACACGCCCTCGTCGGTTGACGGCAACATGCAGCATTATGCGAACAACGGCGCGCACACGCTCGCGCCGCCCGCCAACCCCGGCAGCTTCCTGATCGAGATCGCCAACGGCGCGACGGCCGGGGCGATCACCACATCGGGGTTCACCAAGGTCTCGGGCGACGCCTTCACCACAACGAACGGGCACAAGTTCCAGTGCTCGATCACCAGGACCAACTCGACCTCGCACCTGAACGTGAAGGCGATGCAGTAAGATGCTGCTGTTTCCGACGCCCTACATCGTGGCTGGCGCCCCGCCTGCGGGGCTGGCGGGCTACAACACGCGGATCGTGCGCAAGAGTTCGGCAACCTCGCAGACCTTCGGTGGCGCCGGGGTCTGGGAGGTTGACGTGGTGGCAGGTGAACTGATCACCGCCACCATGCACGCCGTCAGCAACTCGACGATCATCAACGCGATGAACTTCCTTCTGTCGCTCGGCGGCAATGCGATGAACAACGCCGTCAACTCGGCGACCACAGGCAGTGGCGTCTTCCCTGGCTCGGCCGGTTTCTGGCTGGTGGCGCCCTCGACCGGCACACTCGCCCTCGCCGCTGACGTGGCTGTCTCGGCGCGTGCCTGCGGCCTGATCCTGCGCCGGATCACCGGCTTCGATCCGACCACGCCGATCGGCATGGGAGATGCCCCCTCAAAGCTCAACGCCGACGCCGCGACGCTGCCGGGTGGCGGGATCACCGTCGGCCGCGACGGCAACGTCATCATCGGCGATGCCTGCACCAAGGCAGGGACGGCGACGACGGCCTCCTCCACCACGCTCGGCAACGTGGGCTACGACACGACCGGCGCGAGCACATCGAGCGATCTCGGCTTCGGCTTCGGCGAGAGCCTCGTGCCGACGGCCGGGACGTTCACACCGGACTGGACCTTCGATGTGGCTGCCCGGATGTCGGCGGCCGTCCTGCAAGTCAATGTGGCGCCATGACCCAGACGTTTCAGCATCCCACCTCAGGCCAGATCGTCATCGGCGCCTCGCGGGCGGCGTCGCGCCACATGGCGGTGGTGCATGTGCCGCCGGGAACGGCTGGCACCATCCCAGATCAGGTGGCGACGCAAGGGGCCGGGAGCGCCACGGTCAACGTGGCAGGCTACTTCACCGGCGACGCCCTGAGCTTTGCCCTGCAATCCGCCGTCGCAGGTGTATCCATCGCGGGTTCGGTCGTGACGATCAGCGACGCCTCGGTCCTTGCCGCTGCAACGGTCACGGTCGTCGCGTCGAGCGCCTTCGGCGCCAGCGTGACCCAGAGCTTCGCCCGCGAGGTCAAGGCCCCTGCGGCGGGCGGTTCCCTCTCTGTCACCGAATGGCCGCGCGACAAGTTCGCCTTCGACAGCGGCGCATGGCGCGGCGAGAACAATGCCAACGTCCCGGTGCGCGTCACCGCTACGTCGGGCGAGGTCATCCAGGCCCGGCTGGTCCCCACCGATGGCGGCGTCGCCTCGGCCTGGACGGACGTGGGCACCGCGAACGGCAGCGCGGGCCAGCTTGTCGGCACCCTGCCGAGCCGCAAGCGGTCCTCGCCATGCCAGCTTCAGGTGCGCCTGAAAGCCACACCGGCGACAACCGCGATCACTTCCTACAGCGTCACCATCGGCCACATCGTGGCGGTCTGGGGCCAGTCGGAACACGCGCAGTGGAACGACTTCCTCGCAGGCCAGCCGACGCCCGAGACGATCTCGATCAAGCACGCCGTCATGGCGCTGAAGAACCCCTGGGCCACCGGCCGGCGCAGCAAGGCCACGCTGAAGGTGCCGGGAGTGGACACGCTGCCCGCCGGGATCACCCGCAGCGGAACGAACATCGAAATCACCGGCACCATCGCCGAACTGAAGGACTGGGATTTCACTGGCTACAAGGTCTGGGGCAAGTCGGGCGGCTCGGTGGCCTGGCTCCATGACTGCATCTTCGGCGAGCGCGCGGGGCTCGCCAATATCGACACCTATCTCTTCGTCGAGGTCGGCAGCTCGGTCAGCGTCGAATACTGCGACTTCACCGGATGGGACGGCCTGCCGAACCTGGCCTATGGCGGAAACATGCTCGGGGCAAGCAAGGCCGCCCGCGCGGAAATCCTCGGCTCCGGCGCAGGAATTACAGTCGGAACGCTGCATGTCCGGCGGTGCCGCTTCACCAACCTATCGTCGGACGCGATCAAGTTGACCGGCTGCGCCTCGGGACCGCAGGTGATCGAGTGGAACTACTTCGGCCCCGCCGTCGCCTATGGCAACGACCGTGCCGCCTATGACCCGGTCCGCACCTACCTGCTTGGCGAGTGCTGCGACAACGGCGGCGAGACCTATGTCTGCAAGGTCGCCTCCTCGCTCGGCGTGGCGCCGCCCGCCGGCACCACCAGCGGCAACACCAATTGGGCCTGGACCGATCCGCACAGCGACCAGATACAGACCCCGGCGGCAAAGAACGGCGGGCTGATCCGCTTCAACTACATCGACCACCTGTCTACGGCGCGGAACCGGGGGATCAACGCCTCTGTCTACCTCGCGCGGGATGCGAACGCCGCTGACCGTCAATACGACAAGGTATATGTCGAGTGGAACTACCTGACCTTCACGGTGGGCGTGAACGGCGCCCCGATCATCACCGCCCCGGGCTCCGGGACCAACATCACCATCCCGACGATCCGCAACAACTGGATCGGCAGACGCGCCGCCTCCAGCTCGAACTCCTATCTGAAGGACGGCTCGCTCAACCTCGCCTTCGAGTTCGGCGGCAACCGTGCGATGGACACCGACGCGCCGATCCCCGCGTCGACCTACTCCAACGCCATCGACGTGGCGGCCCTGCCGGAGTTCGCAGACGGGCGGATCACGCACCTCTGGCAAGACCCCGCGCTCGGGGCAGGGGCGGCCGGCATCCGCACCCGCGTCTCGACGAACGCCACTCCCTATACGCCAGCGCTTGCCGCGATCACTAACGCAGTCCTGAGCGTCGTCGGCGACGACTTCGTGACATTCGTCCACCACACCCGCTCGGGCACGACGTTCGAGGAATGCCTGAACGACAGCGTGAAGAGGCCCTGGGTGAACGACTACCAGTTGCACCTCCATGCCACCGGCAACGGGCTTTCGCCCGTCGGGGCGGTCTATTCCTCGTGGTATGCCGCGCCATCGAGCTACAAGGACGAATACGGCGAGGTCTGGACCACGGCCTTCCTCGGCCGCAACCTCGCGGGCACTGCCGTCACGACGCCGGTGACGGTGAGCCACGGCAGCACATCGACCACGTTCCAGCGGACCTTCGCGCTGCTCTACGACTGGACCTATACCAAGGCGATCCTGCCCGATCCGCATATCTTCGTGATCACCTCCAACTCGACCCCGATTGCATGGTCGGAAGGCGCGAACATCAACACGGGCGTGCCCAGCAACCTTCGCGACAAGCGGCGCTGCCTGTCCAGCATCAGGGCCGTGCAGGCGCTGCCGGCGCTCTCGGGCTACTTCACGATGAGGCCCTTCGCGCCGAACGGCTACCACAGCGGCTTCCCCCAGACGGCCGGGAACTACGATCCTGCCGGAACCGGCCACGGCGACGAGCCGCACCCGAACAAGTTCGAGGACCGCGGCCAGAACACCTTCGCCCGGCTGAGCGCCTATGCGATCCTGCAAGCCGCCAACCTGCTGCCGATCCCGGTGCCGGAGTTCGACCAGGTCACGCTGATGACGGATGCCTCGGTGCTGCGGGTCGGATCGAGCGCCGGGCCGGTCACGACCATCCGGACGAAGAAGGGCGAAGCCTCGATTTCCGGCACCTCGGCCACCGATCACTGGACCGACGTGATGGGCTTCGAATACTCGGGCGCCCCCGTCTACCAGGCGCTCCTGAAGCCGGACGGCAAGGTCTATGTCTACCCGCGCACCGGCACCTTGCCGACGAGCGGTCCGACGATCCCGAACGGCCTCTTCACTCCCGGCTCCACCGGCATGACCTTCGGCATGGGCGGCGCCACCGGCGGCCTTGTCCATCCGACCGACAACCTCGCCAACCTCGAACGCAACTGGCCGCTGGTGGATTTTGGGCTCCTCGGCATCGACGGTGTGCCCGTGCGCGCCGTGCCGACCGCGCTCCAGGGCGCCCACCCGACCGGGACATTCACCGTCCCGTGAAACTGCAACCGCCGATGATGACACTGCCATGATGGAGATACAAATGGCCACCAGCACGAAAATGGGAGGGCAATGATGGACCAGCCGTCATTTTGGCAGGAAGTCTGGCGCGGAGTCGCCGCCTCGGCGGCTATCACCGCGGCGGGCTGGGGTGCGGCCGGAGGCATTACCTCGGCACTCGCCGTCAAGGTTGGGCCGCGGTCGGCGCTGCGCCAGATCGCTATGGGCGCGCTCGTCGCGGGCGGCACCGGAACCGCTGCGACAGCCGTGATCGTGCGCGTTGCCGGACTGGCGCCCGAGCTTATCCCAGCCGCCGGTGCCGGCAGTGCCGCTTCCTATTTTGTCGGCGTCTTTGGGCCGGCGATCATCGAGGTTGTCTTGCGCCGCATCGGCGCCGGTCGACTGCCAGGGGAGGGAGGGGACAATGAGTAACATCCGCCGTATCGTCCGGCGAGAAAGCCGTTGTGCGTGGGATGACTTCGTTCACCGCCTCCGCGTCGGCCTGATCGGCACGGTGATCATCCTTTTCATCTGGGGGATTGCAGCATGGCTTTCATTCTAGGCGCCGCCAGCCGGCGGGAACTGATCGGAGTGCATTCCGATCTGGTCCGCGTTGTAGAGCGGGCCATCGAGATCACCCGCTGCGATTTCACCGTCCACGATGGCATCCGCAGCGTCGAGGAGCAGCGGCGGTTCGTCGCGCAGGGCTTCTCGAAGACGATGAAGTCGAAGCACCTAGAGGGCCGCGCGGTCGACCTCGTGCCGTGGGTGGACGGTAAATTGCGCTGGTGGTGGCCGCAAATTTACCAGATTGCCGCCGCGATGCACGCCGCCGCCCGCGAATTGTCGGTGCCGATTCGATGGGGCGTCGTCTGGGACCGGCGACTGAACGACCTCGCCCCCGGTATCGACGATCCCGACCTTCTGGCCGACGCGCTCCGCCGCGAGGGGCTGGCCTACAACTCCCGCCACCCAGGTCCGGATTTTCCCGATGGCCCACATTATGAGGTGCTGACATGACCGGCCTTTCGCTTTTCGTCCTCGCCACGCTGCAAGTCTGTGACATCTGGCTTACGACCCGTATCCTGCGCGCCGGCGGTCAGGAGTTGAACGGCATCGTGCGCGCGCTGATGGCGGCATTCGGCAACGGCTGGGGCGCGGTGAAATACGCAGGCGGCATGGGCGCCGGGATCGCGCTCGCCGCTACCGGATACGTCTGGGCGATCTGGCCGATCATCGCCGTCATGGCGCTGGTGGTCGATCACAACCTCACGGAATGGCACAAGGCGAAGGGGAGGGCCGGGTGATGGCGCGCGCTGCATTGAGAGGCCACAGCGAAGCGCACCTCGTCTTCCGCTGCCCGGGCTGCGACACATGGCACACGGTTCGGGTGCAGGCGCCGCACAACTGGACCTGGAACGGCGACCTTGAGCGCCCGACGCTCTCACCTTCAGTCTTCGTCAATGCGCCCGGAAATCCGCACCGGCACCCGACCGAGCCCTCTTGCCATTCCTTCGTGACGGACGGCCGCATCCAGTTCCTCGGCGACTGCACCCATGCGCTTGCAGGGCAGACCGTCGATCTGCCGGAGGTCGGCGAGCCATGATTGTGCTTGGGTTCATCATCAGCGGGCTCGTCATGCTGGTCGGCGCTATCGCCGAGACGGTGTTCCGATGATCGGCTCCATCCGCCTCTACGCCGCGCTGGCGGCCCTCGTCGCAGCACTGGCCGGCATCGGCTACGTCCGCCATATCATCGGCCAGAACGCGCTCCTGCGCGCCGAGGCGGCCGAGCTGCGGCGCGAGGTAGACACCGTCCGCCAGATCGCCGCGCAAGCCGCCGTCGCCCGCAACGTCGCGCAGGCCGAGGCCGCGAGGCAGGCTCGGAAGGCTGCCGAATATGATGCGATCCGCGAAGCGCTCTTGAAGGGAGGAACGGATGAACCGTTGCCTGACTGGTTTCGTGCTTTTCTTGACGGGCTGCTCAAGCGCGGCCCCCACCCGTGAGCTGGTGGTGCCAGAGGTGCCGGCCGATCTGCGGGCGCCGTGTCTGGTCGCCCCGCGCGAGGCTGTGTCACTCACGGACGTGGCGATCATCCTGACCGACTATGCCGAGGGGCTCGACTGCGCCAACGGGCGCATCGTAGCGATCGACGAGATACTGACGGCTGCCGAGGAGGGCCAGAAATGAACCCGCTCCGCTTTCTCGCTATCGTCGTGGCCGTCTTCGCCACGCTGGCGCTGCTGTCGTGGATGCTTGCCGTCCCGGCAGCCGCGGCCGATGTGCCGTGTATGCCGCGCGCCGATCTGGTCTCGCAGCTCCGTGATAACTATGGCGAGAGCCTGACCGCGCGACTCCTGACGCAGGACGAGGGAGCGCTGATCGAGATCTACACCGCGCCTGGGTCGTGGACGATCCTCGTCATGGACGCCGCCGGGCGGTCCTGCATGGTCGGCTCCGGCGGCGCGTGGGTCATCCAGGGTGTGCCTCAGGGCGAGGCGGGGTAGGTTACAGCCTCATTTCTTCTTCAGCGCGCGGATGGCGGCGGCGATTTCTCCGGCGCAGTAGGTTTTCGCTGCGTTCTGCATCCGGTCATGATGCGGTGAATAGGTCATCTCGGCGTAGTCATCCATGATCCGATCCGCCACCCTCGCCGCTTCCTCCAGCGCCTTGTCGCGGGCCTCGGCAAGCGCATTCTTGCGAGCGGCTAGCTCATGCAGGCGCTTCTTCAGGATGCCTTCCTGCGGGGGCGGCGACATGTCGAGCACGGCCTGCAACTGCGCCGCGACGAATGCCGCATCGTCGCGGGCCTCGGCAAGCTGCGCCTGTAGCGCCTCGATGGCGTCGGCCGCTTCCTCACACGCCTGCCGCGACACCTTTACCAATGTGCCATCCATATCAGCCTGTTCGCCAGAGCGGAGCGCCTTCACCAGATCATTCATTGTCGTCTCCCAGGGTCACCGTGATACGCTCGATGCGATATCCATTGGCGAGGCACTGTTGCCACTGCCGCCGGCCCGCGGAGGGAGAGGGCCATCTCGACATGTAGTCCCGCACCGCCTCGCCCATCGTGGCGTAGACGCGCTTCCAGATCATTCGCCGCCCGGTCCGTGTCGGCTTGGTGATCGCGTAGAATGTGTATGCGACGGGCTTATCCATTGTCGTCTCCCAAGGCTGCGCGGGCGGAAACCTCTGCTTTTCGAAGCGCCTTCATCCAAATGTCTCGCGCGCGACTCCGTGGCGACTTCTTGTCTCCGATCCGGTTACGATCAGGCGGCAATTGATTGTAGGTGTCGCGTAGGTTTGCCGCAGCAACGCTTTTACTAAGCGCATCCCTCAGCCGCGCGATCTCCGCGTCCTTCTCGGCCATGAGCCGGTCGTGCTGATCACGGTAAAACTCTTCTGCGCGACCTAGCTCTGCCCTTAGATAGTCCTGCCACCAACCAACATCACCGCCGCCGTAGTCATTCAGCAATCCTGCGTCGTAGGTATCCATCACTTCCTCCTTATAGACCTTCTGCGCGTGTCGTCATTTCCAATACCCCGCCATGACGATCTCGCGGGGCTCGCCACTCTCGCGGAGATCGGCCCTGCGCACGGCGCCGATCCACTCCACCACGTTGTCCTTGCTGGTGCCGAGGTGGACTGCGATGGCGGCGGCGGAGTGACCATCGCATCTCCACCGCAGCATGTCGAGAAGTCGGTCGTCTGCCTCGCGAGAAGCCATCTTCATTTCTTCACTCCAGCTTAAATCTTTTTCATTCTAACTGGAACATAGGCTACTCCAAGTCCCTTTTCTAGTCTCTTCTCGATCATTCGGGAGCGCTCCATTACATCTAAAATTCTCATGATGTTGTGTGATGGAGTATGCTCTTGAAGAAAATGCACAAGACGGTGCTCGCCAATAGGCTTTTGCCCCTCGCGCATGTAAAGTGTGTAGAGGTGATGAAAAGTATCTTCGATAACTTTGCTGTCGCCGCCTGTCGCCATCGCTTTGAAAATCTCCGGCATGTAGTATTCCACGTCAAAGAGCCAGTCCATAGCTAGTTGGACATGCTGCGTGTCGATTACTTTGTAAGAGCCTGTAGCTACCGCGGCGATCATCGAGAGTTTTAGAAGGTGTGCCGGGCGGCGAGTGTTGTAATGGGCAAGCCGGGGGTGCTCAGGGAGGGGCTCCCGTGATCCCATCTGCCAAGTGTCAATTAGTTTAGCGGCGTCTGGAGTGAAAGAAAGTTTGCCGTAGAGGTTGGCAAATTCCTTGAGCTGCTCTTGCAGTCTCTTTATCGCCTCGATGTTGTGTCGAGTCTCCTCGAAGAATGATCGCCGCTCGGTCTCGCCAGAGTAGACAATGATTACTCGAGATAGAAATCCCTGATCCCAAGCGCCCATCGGAAGAGACTCCCGAAGGTAGCCGGGAGTGCAACCAGCGATGATGTTGATGTTTGGCTTTGGAATACTAATGTTGATTTTATTTGTTCGGCGGGCCTCGCCGTAGCCCTTGCCATCGTAAAGATCGGTAAGTGTGCTCATAAACTCCATGTCGTAAGACGGGATGAGGACTCCGAGTTCGTTTGAACCTACAAGGAGGGAGTTAAATGTGACCACTGGCGGAATTTCCGCAGGACGCACGATGTTGCGTTCGGATGCAGCAAGACTGTCGATCAGTGAGGCTTTCGTGACACTGCTATGTGCGATATGGTGCGTTTTTAGCTCGGCCCACATTTCTCGAACTTCCCCGATTATTTCCGTTTTGCCAATCCCAGGCGGCGCTGCTAGCACTACATAGAGGTTTGGATAGAGTTCGGTCCCTTTTGTCCTAACCCATATCTTACGTTCCAGAGCCCCTGCGATCGTTACAATTCCCGCCCAGCGGCGAAAGAGCTCCGGGCTGGACAGTGGGGCCGTGGCCTCAACGAAGTCGTCTACCCATGACCGCGGAAAATCGAGAGCGTCCTTCTGCGGGAGGTTCTCGATCTTCTTTTCCGGTCCATTTGCGGAGGCCATATACATTCTCCCACAGTCCCGTTTTCTTGTTCAAACGGCTCTTTGCCCAATTCCATCCAACCGCGGCTTCAAGGGGCACAGAAAACTTACGACCACCTTTGAGCTCGATGGTGACTTTCAGCAGGTCCAAGGCGCGGGGAAGGAGTTCTTCAAGACCCTCATATGGAAGCTGAAAGAGGATGGAGTCATGGACGGGGAGGAGGAGCTCTGCTTCCGGCATGTTGCGCCAGAGGTTGAGCCAGCCCCGGTCGAGCTCCTCCCCGGTATTGCTTTGCGGATCGTAGGCGATAGCCGCGCGCAGCGTGTTCTGGTCCTGATAGCGATCGAAGAAGATGCGCCTGCGTCCGAAGAGATTGGTAAGGGAGCCGACTTCGCGAAGTTGCTGTTGGACCCAACTGTGCCAATCCCGTTGATCGAGGCGTTTGTCGTAGTTGCCGATGAGTGGAAAAGCCTCGAAGTATTTGCGCTGGAAGGCTTCGATGATATAGACTTCTACCTTGGCGTGTCGTGCCATTGTGGGAGGGGTGCCGAAGTAATTAGTCCCGTGGCCAAGTTTCTTCGACATATCTCGGTAAGAGTGCTCACGGTAGAATGGCTGTTCCGCGATTTCCTTATCCTCTTTGAGATTGCCCGTCCAGCCGAGGTTAGGCCAGACCATACGAGTGACCTGCGTGTGGAGGTCGCCGGACTCGCAGGCATCGAGGTAGCGCCCGGCAATTTCTGGTCCAAACTCGTCATAGAAGATTTGATAGATGCGAGCGCCGACGTTTCGTGCGTCGGCCTGCTCCAAATCCACGTTGACGAATACCTTGCCGGGATCAGCCTTGAACACGGCTCGAAGCCGGTCTTCGACGTTCTGCAGGTTTGACCCCGACCCGAAGGCCGAGAATTTGGAAGAGAACCTGCCGGTGTCCGTGCCCGCGATGTTAAGGCTCGTTCGCATACGGCCGTCAGGATCGACTTCCGTTTCGAGAAAGGAGATTTTCTTGCCAAGGTCTCGCATTGCGAGGATATAGCGAGCGTAAACTTGCGGATAGAGATACTCGCAGAATTTCTCCAGCGCGTCGGCGTTGACGGTAGGGGCAAATTCCCCCTTGGCGTTGCGCTTGCGAACAGGTCGCAGACGGAAGGTGTCGTAGAAGAGGGAGCGTAGTTGAAGGGGAGAGCGCCAGTTGATGGTATAGCCAACGGTCTCAGTCATGAGGGTGTTGAAGCGGTCCTGAAGGATCATCAGATCGCGGCTGTATTCGCGGATAGCGTATTGGCGGGCCGGCTCGTTGACGAGTAGCCCGCGAATGTTCATGTAGTTGGTCGGGGCCAGTTTCTCCATCGCGGTTGCGTAGGTCTGCTGGACCTCAGGAAGCTCGGTCTCGATCTGCTCCCGGAGTTTGTCCCGGACCTCGAGGGTGACGCAGCAATCGAGGCCGTTGTAAATCCACGAGGCCTCGTTTGCGGACAGTTTATCTGTTGGGCGCAGCCCGGAGGTGTCAAAAATTCGCATGGAGGATCGGTTCGCAGTGGGTGACAGGAAGGCCGAGAAGTTCGGCCGCTTCAAGCTCGGCTTTGACGCCGATGGAGGAGTCCCATCCTTGAAGGGTTAGAACCCAGACTGCTTCGGAACGGATGAGAAGAGACTCGTTAAGATACCGCCAAGATTTTGCGTCGAGAGGGGCTCCAAAGTCTCGCGCGAACTGGTGGCAGTAGACGATGGGAGAGATGAGAGGATAGCCGAGTTGAAGTTGTGCGTAGACGAACTCACGTGTAGCGAGATAGCGACGAGTGCGGACGCGCTCCTCGGGGTGGGAGTAGGGGGAAGCGAGGTAGAGCATCAGCCTTTCTCCATGTTGACGATCTCCGGCAGGTTGAACATGATCTGCGCATCTTTGGAAAACTTGCACCACCAGTATTCCCGAGGAACGCCTGTGTCCTTCATCGCCTGCGCCAGATGGATCGCGAGCTCTCGGAAGAAATACTCTTTGGGGGCGCCGCTCTTGCGCAGGGTAAGGTCGTCAATGTAAACCTCAACCTCGAACACGCCGCCCTCAGCAGGTTCGCCGGGCGTTTGAATTTCCAGAGGCTGAGTTGACAGAGTGCCCATGTGGAGTTTCACTTTTGACCCCTTTCCGGTATAAATCTCATATCGGAAAAAATGGCATTAGGAGCGGTGAGTAAATCTATGTCACGGATTTCATCTTCAGTTAAAGCCCTCTTCTTTGCAAGGTCTAACACCAGCATTTTCCCTAAATAGACAATTCTTTCTGGAAGCATTCCGTTCATTCAATCCTCCTGCTTCAGCGTTTCGTTGTCCTTCCTCATGAATTTCCACGAGGGCTCATTGGTGTAGATCGAGCCGAGGAAGCCAAGGGATTTCTCCATCTCAGGATACATCGCATGGTGAAGGATCATTGTGTCATCTGCGACCTCGAGTGTTTTGATGTGGTTCTTTGCCCAGAGGTATTGCAGATCGTAGGAGAAATTCTGGCCGACGAGCGGCTTTTCTTCGCAGATACGCTGAACCCATCGCCATGCCGCGAGCTCCTCGGAGGGTGACGGCCAGTAGTTGTCGTTTGTAATGTGATTGTAGAATGGGATAACAAGTGCTCGGTCCCATTGTGGCGCGAAGCCAATCTCGGTGATGGTTCCCTGTTTGGTTTCGATGTCGGCGGAGACTTCTAAGGCGTTTTTGATGTAGCGCTCGTAGAACCATGCAATGTCGTCAAGAGAAGGCTCGAGATAAATGAACCGACGAGGGCGGCGAAGTTCGGGAAAGAGGCTCTCCTCCCGCGCCTTCTGCATATCTGCAATGGCGATTGGGCGAAGTTTCCACTGGCGGCCGATTGCGGCCGGGTGGTAGGTTGGGAGGATTTTGTGCTTGCCGTCTGAAGCAAGGATCGGGGTTCCTCGGAATTTCTTTATACCGAGGTTGCGAGAAAGCGCCCACAGCGGAGTGGCGCCAAGTGCGAGGATCACGTTCGGGTTGACAGTCTCGACCTCGGCCCATAGCCGGTCAAGCTCTGGCGCGTAGCGTTTGCTGATCCACATTTTCTGCCCGAGCTGCGGCATTCCCGGAAGTGCCTCAGATTTCGGCGCGGTAAGGGCCTCGAGTTTATTTCCCTCCGGCTGGAGGTTGAAAACATTGGTGACGTAGCAGGAAGCGTAGTCGATTCCGGCGTGACGGAGCATAGAGCGGAGAAGTTTGCCAGAATAGCCGACAAAGGGCTGCCCGGCTTCGGCCTCCTCGCGGCCCCAGGCTTCCCCTACGATCATGATGGAGTAGTGGCTTTGTGGAAGGCTCATGGTATGGCTCCTACCCGCCGTATATGATATGGCTCCAGCTCGTCCTGCAGAAACTTTCGGCAGGCTCTGGGAAGGCTATCATAGCGTTCCATCTGCTTCGGAAGAAGAGTTAATATTAGCATCTGCTCGAGCAGCAAAGTCGGCATCGCGTTCAACTCCGAGCGCATAGTCCGCGCCGAGTTCGGATGCAACTCGAACAGCATTTCCAGAACCCGCTGTCGGGTCGAGCAGCCGTGTAGTATCATCAACGAACATGCGAAAGAAGTGCTCGAGCATTGGCCGGGGTTTCTCGCTGGTGTGGTGCTCACGGGCAGTGGGACCAGAAAAGCTGTTCGCAACTGCCCGGACAATCTTTCGATCACCCCTAACACCGAAGAGTGCGGTTTCGTATGTCTGGCGGGGACCGCGGTCCTTGTCAGGAAGTATACCTGCGTTGTCGGACTTGTGCCAGATGAGGGGGCGAACAAGGGTTTTCCATCCGGCTTCGGCGAGGATTTTTCGTGTGACATCATAGTAATCCATGCTGAACCAGAACATCAGATGGGCGGAGTCGGCCGCGATGATCGGGGTAAGGAGGCAGAATTGCTTGAGCAACTCGAAGTAGATGTCAGGGGTGTCAGAGTAGGAGCCGGTGATCTTTGCGGCTGACTGGCCGGATTTATCCCCGGCCCCTACGCCATAGGGGAAGTCGCAGTGAATGAAGTTAAACGGGGGAAGGGCGAGAGAGGGGAGAAGAGTTTGAAACTCTCCGTGACGGATTTCTGCCCGGAGGGGTGGGCGAGAAGGCGCTTCGCTCGGTTCCGTCTCGGGGAGGCCGAGAGATTGGGTAAGGATGGTGTCGAGATCGCGCTTGCCCGCCGCTTCCTGCCGCTCTTCATACCGAGTCGCCACGTTTCTCGCTACGGAAAATTTGTCCGCAGTCTTGACTAGCTCGTGGTCGAGGTTTCGATTGACAAGGAGCACGCTGCTGACATGCTGCGGGCTCATGTTGATGAACTCTGCGGTTTTCTCCGCTGTCCAGTTTTCGTGAGCCTCTGACTGAATGCGGTGGATTTCTGCGACAGAGGTAACGTAGTCCTTCCACTCAAGGTCTTTCCGGCGGACGTTCTCCTCAAGTTCGATTAGCTTGCGCTCGGTTAGAGGCAAATCCTCGATGAACTGCACCGCGACCTCCGGCAGGCCGAGGCTCTTAATCGCCGTGAGTCTGCGTTCCCCGGCGATAAGAACCATGTTCCTGTCGATGGTAAGAGGGTTGATGAGACCTCGAGCGGCGATAGAAGCCGCGAGTTCCTCAATGCCCGTCAATTCCCGGCGCTGTCTGCCTTCCCGGTCAACGATGATTGAGGCCACGGGAACCATAGCGAAATTTCCGCTGGTCATTCGATTGCATCCTCTACCGCGACTTCCCCGGCGATGGCGGAGTAAGCCGCCATGTCGATGTAGGTGTCCATTGAAACTTTTGTATTGAAGGTTCGGGCGATTTTCTGCAGGAGATTCAGCATCGCCACATCTTCTGCGGAGATAGCGAATTGCATAGGATCGACAACTTTACCTCCGTATTTCCCCTCGAAATATGCCTGCCATAGCCCGGCACAATTTGTGAGGTTCTCCCACGGAGAGCCGTAGGCGCGATCGCGGTCGCCCATAGTAAGTTCCGCGGCGCATTTCAGTATCTCATCTCGTTGCATTGGGTGCTCCTTGAGTGCGGGCGGCGGGAGCCTGTGATCCCTCCCGCCGCCCTATAGGTTCAGACCGCGTAAGCCTTTCCGAGTTCGAGGTAGAACCGCTCAGGATCGTTCGGGTCCGGGCGGTGAGCCACGTCGATGGCCGCCTGCGAATTGGGGAAATTCGCAAAGGCTTCCTGCATCGTCATGGACTCGTCGGGCCAGCAGCCGAACGCCTGGAGGAACGCCTTGATCTGCGCTTCGGTGATCTGGCGCGAGCGATCTTCGTCGGGCTCGGTGGTGTAGTAGAAATCGCGGCGAAGCGACTGTCCCTGCACCTTGCCAAACTCCGCGAGGGCGTCCTCGTCCACCTCGAGGGGCGCTTGCACGACCATCTCG